CTACCATCCTCCCATCAGCGCCTTTGTTAGCCTCTTGATGTGGTCAGCCTGCTTGTTTATGATGTCATCCTTCTCCTCAACAAGCTCCTGCAACTGCTCTACCCTACGCAATAGCTCTGCATGCTGGTCGCACATGTCACCCTCCCCGCGCTCCACCCATTCAGGGCGAAGTTCGGGGAACACCGCCATAATGATAGGCGCATCAATTATATCACGGCTCTTCCAGCCATACAGACGCTGCTTTGACACACCAAGCAAGCGCGCCAATTCAGCATCACTCCCAATGCCCTTGCGCACCTTGATGGCGTCAATCCTCTCTTTCACATTCATAGCTATATATATTTACCTTATTATAATGCAAAGGTAAAAACAATAGGCGACACCACAAAACGCCACAACAAAAGAATATACACGAAGAAGAAAATAACGCCAACCACAAAAATTTTTACTCAGAAATTTGGTGGGGTAAAAATAATGTCTTACCTTTGTAGTGTGAAAGGGGAACAACGAAGCCTCGGAGCAAAAAAAAGAAACTATCAACAACTAACACTACAAGACAATGGAAACGAAGTTCAACCTCGAGGTCAACGGACTAATCCTTAGCGGTCGCCAATCATTCGATGGCCTTAGCCTCACGATCAAGTCGGGTATGCCAAAGGAGGCAAGCGAAGAAGAGATCACGAAGACACTCATCTCACTCGCACACAGCATGCAAAGCCTCTTCCCATTGGAGGCGAAGAAGGAAAATGGTCTCACCATCGGCATGCAGTCCGATGAACCGCATGAGATCTATGAATGCCGAGTAAGAAGCCGAGTAATAAAGGGTGACGAAGAAGACAGCTGGACGTATGGAGGCGACCTGAGAGTCAGAAGATACGTGGCTGGTAGCGAGGTCCACTCGGAAAACATCTACTTCAGCGAAAACTACAGGAAGTTCGGCTCAAAAATCGAGTTCTCTCGCCCATTCGGCGCAAGCGCCCTGCCAGCTGGCGAAGATTTTTAGAAACACAACAGAGCCCATACGTCGGCTGGCGTAGGGGCTCTGTCGTATATAGAGAGTCCTCAAAAGAAGAGCGGGGAAGCCAGAAGACCTCCCCGCTCTAAATGTCTCCCAAGCACGATGATGCCTACTTGGGCTACGTAACGTAAACAAGACAAGACAATGAACACGAAAATGAACATCAGCGAAGTGCCATACACCGAGAGCAAAGACATCTTAGGCATGCCAATCGTCGGGTACAGATACGGCGAAGCACCTGAAGAAGGGTTCTCATACAACAATAGAGACAGAGAGTATGAGCCTGGCGTATCCTTGGCACAATGGGGGCTAATCCCTGAGATATGGTCATTTGCAATCTCAGACGTCAGCCACCTGAAAAAGAGATACTATAAAGGTGTTATCGCTGGTATTGGCGGGGACGATGAAATCTGCATCAAAAAGCACAAAGAGATAACATACAAAGAGTATCTGCAATTGCGCAAAGAGCTGTATCAGTCAAGCGTTGCATACCTAAACTACAAGATAAGCATACTAAGGTACTTTGTGAGCGCTGGATACTCACCCGCCGACTACATGGCAAAAAAAGCGGACAAACTTGAAGAGCTGAGAAGAAAGATTATTAAGAGGTTTAATAAATAGCAAATCACCCGAGTTACACAATGCAACTCGGGTGATTTGCTATAAAAAAAGAGTGAGGAAGTACAAATTTCCCCGCCCTTGTTAGACGTTGCGAGAAATCCTACACACCAAACCATTTCGTTGAAGCCAACAAAATGGTTTTGCTTTGGACATTTACATGTGACTGACTACAAGGCCATTGCAAGCAAACACCATATTCGCGAAGTCACGAAAATGGTCTATTTTTGGACAGACCTTGGACATTACCGCTTGATAAGACCGCTAAGCATGCGGCGCAACCACCCTATGACGGGCGTGCGCTTAGCATAAAGGACAACGCCACAGCCAATCAACGACAGATAGAAGATGTAGCGCCATCTGTAAGGGTCGGGCGCAGGTGCAAGCACCTTGGACACGCGCGATGATTCGCTCCGCACATATGCCGATTGCTTGCTCTCCTCGCCCTCCTCACTCTCTTGGCTCTCTCCCTTGCGCTCCTGTACGCTCTCAGTCACTTGCTGCTTGATTGAGCGGATGGGACGACCTGTGATGCCCGCCACCTCAACACCACTCGCACCAAAGACAACACGCTCAATTGTGCCGGCGGTGCTATCTGTTGCAAACTCCACCTCCGTGACGACGACACGCCCCGTCGTGGTGGTGGTCGTATCAACCAAGCGTTCAACCTTGGCTCTGCTGGTAGCCGTCACAGCCGTTGAATCTACCTTGACAACAGATGTCTCAACACTCTTCTTTTTGAGCGAGCAGGACGCCACCAGGGCGACCACAAGCATGATGGCAATGCGCTTCATCGTGACACAACTTTGATGTCCTCCAAGCGGTTGTTCCAACCACGAAGAAAGCGCTTGTTGGTGTGGCGCAACAGCTCCGCTTCGGTAGCCTTACGCCCAATCTTCGCTTCGTATCTCTTGATGCTCGCCTCCGTGATTTCAAGAAGGAACTTTCGGCGAGCTTCGTATATCGTTTGAAAGAGCTTGTCAGGGTCTTGGGCATTGAGCGCCTGCAACGTCTTCTCCCCGACAACGCCATCAACAGCAACACCAAGGATGCGCTGCGGAATCTTTACGCCGTGGACACCTGACCCCCACACCCAATCAACAAGGATATTGGCAACCTTCTGCGACTTGATTTTGTCGGCTTGCCACCTATCCCAATACATGGTTTTCAGTATGTCCGTCCACTCCGAGGGGGTCAGCTTCTTCAGTCGCTCCACCGTTGGGCGCGGGTATCCTTTTTTGTAGCAATAGGCCTCAAACGTGCCTATCGTGACACCCATATTGGTTGCGCCTCCGCGGTCTGCGGGGTCATTCGCAAAGCCCCCCTCCCACTTTCTGATGTATGGGGCTAACAGCTCAACTTTCGCCATTGTCTTTCTTTTCTTTTAGTTCGCTAAGGTCTATTTCAAAGTGCCTTTCCGTCTTGTCTACCAAGATGCGCTGCGCTATCTTTGCCCATTTGGCATCATTGCAAGAGCTTTCATTTTCAAGCATCGACCACACCTGCCAAAAGCAAACCGCGGCGGCTACAATATTGGGCAGCTTGATTGGCAAGCCCTCCAGGACGTGCGTCTGCACCAGGTACGCAAGGATGGTCAGTGCATACACCTTGATAAGTGTGCCAAACACCCTACCTGCGTAGTTGGACTTAAACTTGCCGTCATTCGCCCCTGGATACTTCTTCTTGACGCGGCGCGAAAGCGCCCATGCCGTGTAGCAGTCAAAGAGGACTGCGAGCGTACACACAAAAATGAATGGCACGGTAGGCTCAAGGAAAGCCAGCACAACTCCCATCAAGCTAAGCAGGTAGCGCCCAAAGTTGGTCAGAAATTCTTTCGTTAATCCCCACATGTTATGTATCTATGATTGATTTGATGCAATGCCCCTCGTCTATCTTGTCAAGCAGACCTGCGAGCATTTTGCCACAAAGTGAAAGAGTACCCGCACGCTGGTTCTTTCCAAGTACACTGCTTATCGTCTCCTCAAAAGCACCAAAGCGGTGCGCGCTTTCGCGGTGTATAAGGGTAGTGTTGAACAGCGTGCGGAACTCATAATTACCGAAGCGGTCAAGATTCACGGCGGTACTCATGAAGTAGCCCTTTGCCTTTCCCCTTGATGCCACAACGGCGAAGTTTATAAGCGTCAGTGGCACAAGCAGCACCACCGACACCAGGAATAGGATGAATCCTAAGACAAACGTCCTCACAGCTTATCAGCCTGGATAAACAGCTGGTCAAGGCTCTCATCTGTAAAGCCAAACTTGCCTGCCAGCTGCGCAATGAAAGGATTGTTGCGCTCAAAGGTCGGCGCGTACTCCCACGACACAAGAGCCTGCTCCTTGTAAGCATCGGGGAGCGCGTTGATTGCCTTTGTGACATCAGCGAGCTTCACACCGCCAGCAATAAGGGCGAGGCGGAATTGACGAGCCGTTACGAAGCGTGGAACACCATTGCTCTTGGCGTGCTTCTTCCCATCACAATCAAGTAACTCATCGAGATCCTCCATGAACTGAATGAAGCTCTTGTACTCCTCCGCAATGGTCTCATCATTGCTGATTGCAGACACATAGGCGTTGTAACGGCTCACAAGGTCAAGGCGTGCATCTGCGTTGTACACGCTGTTGATGATGGCATGCTTGATGTTCTCGCACGTTGGCTCAACGAACAGACGAAGCTCGCGGCACTGCCAGCCGTCTTGCTTCTCCTCTCCGCCGTCTTCGGCTGCCACCATTCGCGGCTGAACATTGTAGCGGAAGAGGTGCGACCCGTCATTATCTCTCTGCAAGCGTGCTGGCTCGCCAGCAACAGCGTCATAATACGCGTTTGGCTCTAATTCGCTCAATCTCATATCTGTATATGTTTTTGGTTATGGTAGGTAGCAAAGGCGCGTACCTGTGAATTGGTTGGATGAAACATGTTCGCCTGATACATACATAGATGCAAGACCGCCTTCCGCACCCATCGAGCCATATCCGCCTACCATGGCGACAAGAGCCCCGGAGTTAGACACGTTGAATTTATCGCAAAAATGAGTCGTCGATGACCCCCCCGTGACTTTTGCGAAAATATCGCCATCTGTACCACAAACAACCTCCTTGATGTACCCACCAACAGCAGTAGCAACAACGGGGGACGAATACAATGATTCATTTCCCCCAAAATCATCTGGATTTATTGTTGTGCGGCATGTCAAATTCGCACCATCCACCTTAAATATCACACCATCAACAATCTTTTGGATGTGCCCAAACGGATATTCAACGCCACGGTAAGATGGGACGGCTGTGGATAATTGGCTTTGCTCTCTCTCGCTATACTTGTATTTGTACACTACGACACCCGATGAATTACCCAAAGAAAGGGTCGCTCCGCATGGAACGATAGTCCTGAACCCAAGTACAGGGAAATAAGGGATGGAGGAAGCGGAAGAGCCAAGACCACCTTGTCGGCATCCTGCCTCATCGAGGGCGGCAGAATAATCAGCCTGGGAATCAAATCCGCAATACTCAACAGTGAACAACCAAAACAGCTCTTTGTGCGCTTGGTACGTGTAGCAACTCCACCTTGACGACCCGCGCAACCGCGCAAATTCCCTGGCACGAGAGAGATTTATGTGGCTCACGGGCATCCCAAGCCTTGATTCAAAAGTTCCATCGCGTGACGCGTCATTATCGCCGCCACGATATTCAGCCGTTTTATTTACAACCGAAGACAACTTATTTGTTGGTCGGTGAATTGACGCCTCAAAAGCTGACACATAGAGCTTCTCCCACTTCGTGAAGCCTGGGAGAGGATGCATGGACATCAGACATCTGCGCTTGTTCCCGTCGGCTTCAAACTTCACATAAAAAGCGGGAATTTCAACCATGACCTGACCATCTGTGCCGTCAAGCTTGGCGGGTGCGCCACCCTCCTTCTTGGTGCTGTCGTTTGCATCAAGGTAGTAGGCGACCTCGCCATTGTCGCGAAGCAGACAACGGCGCATCAATGACTGCACGGGTAGTGACGCGTGCAACTCCTGCTTGCCGATACGCGTTGCCTTTGGATTTCCTATCGTGACATCCCACTCAATGCCGTAAAATTGGTCATAGGGCATTTGTGGCTTCGTTTGCCCGATACCTATAACAATTCCCATGCTAATACCCCCACTTTAAGTTAATGCCAGCAAGTGGTGACTGCCTCAATGAACGTGTCTCTGCCATAATCAATTACTAATCACACAAATTTACCAACTATATATCATTATAAAACACACGTGTGCAACTAAATTGCAACTACGTTGTGAACTGCTTGTTTAGCACGTGGTAAGCGCCATTGTAGTAGCGCAATGTCAAGCTGTCACCCCTCATCATGTCTACGCCGTCAATGGCAACGCCATCGTTGTTGTATATCTGCGCACCTGGTCGCGACTTTACTTTAATCCTGTTCCACATCTCCTTATCGCACACTATCTCCAAGTTAAAGAAGATGTCCTTGCCACCCACGCTCTTGTCAATCATCGTCTTGGTTGGCAAATCCATACCAAGATAGCCAATGCCAACGCGAGTGAAATGGAACTTGTTTGTCGTGTCATAGTGCAGGACAAGGGTGTCGCTGAATGCTTCGCCGATGTACCCCGTGAAGTAGTGGCAATGCTTACCAACGCCATACACATTGCCGAGGTACTCAAATGCACGCTGCGGGTATAGATGGTCAAGTGAGCCATCACCCGACATACACTTAGCATAAAGCGCCGACCCGAGGACGTGATTGTCGCTACTTGATAGCTCAAAGAGACCCGCGTTGCTGTAACCCAGCCAATTCAGCACGCCGATTGAGGCGAATGCCGTTGCTCCCACAGTGTCTCCACGAAAGCGAATGTTTCGGTTGGTCAGCGAAAGCCCCGTTGTTGCGTTGTAGCTGTTCGCAACGCCTATTCTACCGTCGTTGATGTCAAAGCCGCCAATCTTACCACCCTTGGCGTCGATAATGCCTGACACATTGGCTTTGCTCATCTTTGTTGTGCCATCCTGATGCACCACAAAGGGCGCGTCAGTCCTGTTTTCGTAGGTCGCACCAGCCCAAAAGCGCACAGCATCAGGCGTTGTTCCGTAGCCCGTCACACCTGCAAGGATTGCAGCTGCACTTCCCGCCACTTGGATAGTACCCGAGGTAACAAGACCGCCGTCAATGGTTGTCTTGGTGTTGTCGTATGCGACACCAAGAACCCAATCCCCCGCGACATACGCACCCGACGCGCGTGCCGTAGCACAGCGACGAAGCACCTTGCCATCTACCCATATGTCTCCAGCGTCATAAGGTGGCGTTGGTTGCACCACGAACACCCTGCTACGGCTTGCCACTTGACGGCTGACCTCACTCCCGAACTCGTCAAGGCTCTTGCGCTGACCGTTGGATGTAAACATGACGCGCCCGCCAATCTCGCCATCATCCAGGTCAAAATACGTAGAGCCGTCAGCACTCTCTATCCTGCCCGTCTTGATGAATCTCCCGTTGATTGTGGAAAAGCCATAAGTGAGCGACATTGAGCGCGCTTGCAGTGTAGCATCCACAGAATTGACGACCCCCACCCAAAAGTGATAAACGCCCGCTTCCTGCTCCACCTTGATTGGCGATTTGCTAAATATCATCGTAGCGGCGTTGCCGACCTTGGGACATCGCGCAAAGATGTAGTAAGGGGTACTATCCTCTCCAAGCTGTGAAACCACTTGCGCCACCCTCCACGTGCGCGGCTGCTCCTCAATGGCATAGTGCGTCAGCGTGCCAGCCGACACACGTACGGCGTTCTTCTTACCTTGGTAATTCGGCTCAAACACAACGTCTTGCAAAGCGAACTGCATAGACTTCGCTCCGACCGACAACGCCAGGGTATCAACTGAATTGGGCTTTATTTTGTCCGTGTAGTAGTCGCCATCGGGGTCAAAGACCATATCCAAGACCTCACGCGTTGAACGCCAATTTGCACGCGCCCTCGTTGGGTCTTTCAGCTTGTAGACGGTGGTAATCTTATCAAGGTCTACAAGCTCCGAGATAACGCGCGTTGTGATGTTGCTTTCGGCTACATCTGCAAGCGTCAGTGTGTAGCTATACACGTCCAGCAGATTGCGTTCCAAGCCCTGAATGCGCACAGCCTTATCTACACCGATGCTCTCATCCTTCACGTTGATGTAGTCGCCTGGTGCGAACAGACCCGTTGCCTCGCCACCTCTAAACAGCTTCTGCAAGTAGGACTTTGCCACAGATAGCCCGTACTTCACTTTTGGCTGGCTGTTCTGTCGGTAGTACTCCGTGGCGCGCTCCTGCAACTTCTGTTCCGCCTCCTGCTGGTAGCGTTCGGGGAGCGTCACATCAAGTATCTTGTACTCGTCACCAACGACGAACTGAAACGCCGTAGAGCTTACAGATGGGAAGACATCGCCACGGTCGTCTGTTAGCTTTTTGAGCGTGAAAGTCTTTGTTGCATGGTCGTACTTGCTGATGTCAAACTCGTAGCCCGCGAGGTTGCCGGTGTTGAAATGTATCTTGGCGCTCACACCCGCCACAAGGTACTTAGTTGTCTTGCCGTCAGCCTCCTTGGCGTTCAGGTCAAACATTGAAGCATCCTGGAACTGCAAGACGCTTCCAGCCACGACCGCCGTTATTTTTCCGTTGAATGTAGGCTTAATGTCGTCAAAGACCTTGCGAGCCTCATGCACGCCGTAGCGAGCCACGGCATCCGCCTGCTCAATGAATGACTGCGCCTTGCTCCTTCCAGGGAGACACAGGCGTTGCGCTCTATACTTATTTGTTATGTTGTCGCTTGACCCATACACCTTTAAGCGAGTGACAATATTTGAGCTGTCCACGTTTTGCCTATCAAGGGCGTACAGACCCCCACCCTTGCCAAACTCAAAGGTAAATGGGTGCGTCACGCCTACTCGCTTAGCAAAGTCAATGGTGTACACGCCACCGCTCTCCGAGATAGTCGCCTCAACGTCAAAGGTCTTGCACAGATTTTGATAGACCGCAAGGCAATTATCACCATCGCCAAAAGTCAGCGTCTTGTCGGCAATGGTTGCGGGGCATGTGCCAAGCCTCCACCGTCCAGGGAACACGCGGTTGGCATTGGAAACAAGCACGGTGGCAAAGCGTCTCAAATCCCCCGTGAGGGCATCCCCCTGGACATCCTGCAAGGTGTTGCCGGTCGTCTCAATGGTCACGTCATAGAATGCACGCAAAAGGTCATACTGCACCCCCTCAAAGGTCAGGTCATAGGCGTATTTATGCGCGCCTGTGCGTCTGACCCTTGGCAGCTGATTAAGGCGGTAGGTGCGCCCAAACACGCTGATGCTATCACCTATTGCGTAGCTCTGTGGGTAGGGGCTTTCCACCGTGATGTTTACCACGTCATCGCCCAGCAAGCCCCATAATTGGGTAGCCTGCTTGATTCCGGTGGCATCTTTCTTGACGGCAAGCGGGTAGGTCGTGCCGTCCTTTCTCGTTACTACAATTTGTTCCATACAACAATGGCGTTGGTAGCGAATGCTTCAATCTCGTCAATGCACCCTGTGATGACGGGGAAATACTCGCCATCCGCCTTGTAGGTGTGTGAGATTGTCACGTTCTGCCCTGAAATGTCCTCTTGGACTTCGCCGTCGCCCCAAAAGATGTTTACAAGCTTGCTACTCGTCAGGGTGATGGTGCATGTCTTAGTAGCATCTGATACCCGCACATGGCGCAATACACGCTTGACGGGCTGTGGCTCTGTCAGTTTGAGCTTAAACGTGCCGACCATCAAGGCATCATTCCAGCGCTTTGATACGCTGATTTCGTCCTTGCAATACACCTCATAGATTAGGGGCTTTGTCGGGTGGACATCAATAACAAGGCGGTGCAATCCTCGCTTATCAAACAGCTGCTCAAAGCGCGCCATTTGGTTGATGAACTCCATCTTGTTGCTCGCCTTAATGAAGCAAGACAACGTGATTTCCCGCGCCTCGTAGTACTTGTGATTGAGGTCTACATCCTCACCGTGGTAATTGTCCCAAGAGATACTTGCAAGGGTCTTCAACTTGGGGCGATTCAAGATGCCATCAGAATCTGAAACAAACACACCAAACTCTCTGAAATCAACGCCGTCAAGGGTGTACGCCTGACGCTTATCTTCTCCTGCCACTTCTTTAAGCTCTTCTTTCGTTAATGCCGTGTTGTAAATCCGCAAGTCGTCGACAAGGCAAACGCCATAGTCGCTGCCGTAGTAGTCTTGATTAAGGACAAGTCCGAGAAGCTCATCAGTCTTCGTCTCTTCGGAGACCAGCTGCCCATCTTGATAGAAGCTAAATGAGCTGCCCTTGCGGACAAGAGCAACGTTCGTCCATCGTCCTGCCACCGCGCTGATTGGCACTTCCAGGCGGTTGTCCTCGCCTCCGCTGAAGTTGAGATACCAGGTAAAGCCCGTGCCATCTACAAGCGAGTGTACATAAAGGTCTATCGTGAAATCGCCATTGAGGTTGTCAAAGAGCTGCTTTGTTATCTCCCCGTAGCCATCCCCCGTGAACTCCACGGCGTTTCCATTGCGACCAGCCACAAACGAAGCGTTGTGAAGCTGTATATCTGCGCGCTTGACGCTGTAATCGTAAGCAACTGACGCACCTCTACTCTCGTCAAAAGGCACGTTCAAAATGATGTCCTGTTCCCTTACTCCCATACCTGTCAATATGTCTTTGTTTCCTTTTCAACCACCTTGATGACGCTGTCACCTTGCTGGTCGGTGGTCAGCCGACCGCCATATCTGTTGATATGTACCTTTGCGCGCTCTGTCGTGTGTACAGACACCTCTGAGTTGTCAAACATGTCAATCTCCACAAAAGCGCTACCACTTGCACTGATGACCAGCACAGAATCGTGCTTTGCGAACACCTCGCACACGCCATAACCACCAACAACAACGCTCCCAACGGTGCGTCCGAGCGCCACGCACCTGCGTGGATTGCTTAGCATTATCTCATCATCAAGGTATATGCCTTTCTTCTCCATTGACCCCTTGAAATGCTCCCTGATGTAGTCGTTGTTCGGGTAGTCGTTGGACAAACAGAAGTCAATACCCCTGATGTACATGTCTATCATCGCGTCTTTGTCCGTGAGGAGCTTTAACTGCCCGTGCCACTCCTCACAGATGCCCGCTTTTTTCGCTTGTCGTGCAAGCTCCTTCGCTATTGCATTCATATCGCTCTTTTTATGCCAATCCCTGTGCGCGCAATGGGTCTGCACCGCCATTCATCGCTCTCAACTCCTTGTGTATCTCCACCAACATGCGGTTGTATGATGTATTTTGCACAATGGCATTTAGGGCTGTGAGTTGCTGGCGCAAGATTGCTGACGCTTCCACCTGGTTGATTCTCATTGCATTCATCTGACCGGCAACAATGCTCGCCGTCTCTTCGGTGACGCCCTTGACCGCACCGGCCAGTGACGTGTCAGTCTCCGCCGCCGTGATGTTGAGCTTGCTTTTGAGCGCGCCAATAGCCTGCTCAAGCTGTGGATAAAGCCCCGTCAGCTCGCTTGACAAGCTGCTCACATCGCTCACAACAGCATCAAAGCCAACAAAAGCACCATCCTTGCCCACCCACTTAGAGGTGTACTTGCTTATAATCTTGTCAATCGGCTCTTGTAGTACCTTTTGGATTAGCAGATTCTTGACAACGTTGTTCACAATGCCCTTGACGCTTTCACCCCAAGCAGCGGCGGCGTCCTTGCCACTCTCAAAAGCCCCAACAATGGCATCACCGAGCTGCGATGCAACGCTCTTGACATCGGTGTCAAGTAAGCTCTTGTTCATGCTCTCAATAGTGTCAGCTATCGTGCGGTCAATCTCCTTTATCTGCTCCTTCCACTCATTGACCTTGCCATTGTCCTTCTTCTTCTTGCTCCCCTCGGCGGCAATCATCCCCTGAAGCTCCTTTTGCTGTTGCTTCATGTTGTCAATAGCTGATTGCTGATGCTTGTACTTGCTACCTGATAGCGCCTTAGAGATTTGCCATTCAAGCTCCTTGTAGGCTGATGTGAGACCCGCTACATTCTCTTGGTGTCGCTTGATAGAGCGCTCTGCACGGCGGTCGTTTGCACCCGTGAAATACTTGACAACAGAGCTGACCGCCTTGATAGCACCGCTCACGACCTGCACGGGATTGCCCGAAACAATGCCCATGACGGCATTTTGCGCTCCCTCTGCAAGCCCCTCCAGCGCTTGGATGACGTGACCAACCTCTTCCGTACCCTCGACCCCCAAATCCTCCAGGGTGCTTGTAACATCAGAGATAATTCCCTTCAGCTGCTGCCCCGACTTCGCTGCGCTGTCAAACATCGCCGACAACGCCGCGGTAGCTTCGCCGTCTGTGGTCGCTTTTTTTAGGTCTCCAAAGGACTTGGCAAGCGCCTTGAAGGGGTTGCGCTCTCTTATCTCGTCCTTTAGCTCCTTTACCTTGTCCTGGATAGCCTTGAAGTCAGCTGGGGATAGCTCCACACCAAGGATAGCAGTCTTCCCCTCAATTGAAGCAAGCAGGCGTTCCAACTCCTTAGTGCCGACCTCATCAAGGTTGCCAAAAACTTTCTCCCAATCGGGGGATAGCTTCATTTCGTCAATAGCGAGCCTTGACAAGGCTTCGTTTTGCGCTTTGTTGAGGCGCTCGACAAGCTCCGTATTGCCATGCTCCACGGCGAGTGCGCGCTTCTCGTTAAACTCCTCAATGATAGCATCTTTCTTCTCCTCAAACGTGCGGTAGTTCTGCAACAGCTGGTCAAAGTCGCTATCACCTGATTTCTTGCTGTCCTTGGAGTACTGCTTCGCCCTGTTAGCTATGGCGGCGTCAATCTTCTTGCGCTCCTCATCGGTGGTCGCCTTGGCGCGCGCACGCTCCAAGAGCGCAAGGTCATTGTTGTACTCCAAGTCAAGCTGTATCTTCTTGTCCAGGTAGGACGCATAGTCTTCAAGCAGCTTCTTCGTCTCCTCTTGCTGCTTCTGCACGGCATTTACCTCAGCGTCATCCAGCGTCTTCTTCTTGTCGCTACCAAGCTCGCTGTCATCATCCGCCAGCTCCTTACGCTTCTGCGCAATGATATTGAGCATTTCCAAGGTCGTCTTGGCGTTGCCGAGCTGCTTCGAAAGCTCTTCGTTGAATGCCTCCAGCACCGTCTTCTTCGTCTCCTCCGAAATGCGGTCATTCAGGGCGCTAAGATTCTTGTTCTGCTCCTTGGTGCGCTTGTCTGCGTCAATGGAAAGTATCTCATCACGTTGCTTTTTGAGGTAGTCGATGTAGGTCGCCCCCTGTGCAAGTAGCCCCTTAAACTCCACAGAAGCGGACTTTATAAGCACGTCATCACCCGAGTTGAGCCACTTCTTGTATCGCTCATACTCCACTTTTCGCTTCTCCAGCTTCTCAACAAATGGGTCTTTCTCCTTCTTTGGAGCACCGGCGTGCTTTCTTGCTGGCTTCTCTATTTGCTTTTGCAGCGCTTCAATCTCCTTGTTGGCTTTCTTCCACTCCGTGGTGTTGGGTTTCAAGTGCTTCAACGCTTCCTGCTTCTCCTCAATAGCCTTTTCAATAGCCCCGATCGTGCCTTGTGCGTATGTACCAGCGCTCTTGATGCCCGCCTTTTTTAGCTTGTTGTACTCGTTCGCTTCCTCTTCGGCAGCGCGCTTGAAATCCTCGCGAATCTCCTTTTGCAGGGCTTCAATCTCCTTGCGCTTCTTCTCCTTGATGGTGTTGTTTAGCGTGGATGTCGTGTAACCACCCATCGCACTACCACCGGTCATTGCAACGGTCACTCTGTCGGGCATCTTCTCCACCTCCGCCTGCAACTCCATCTGCTTCTTTATCTTCTCCGAAGCATTTTGAGCCAGCACCATTGCCTTTGCCTTGGCAATCTGCGCCGAAATGAAAGCATCCTTGTTGTTGATAAGCAGATTTTCAGCGTCACGAACGTTGTTTACAGCTACACCAAGCTCATCAAAAGCCTTTCTGTTGTCCTTGATGAACTGCTCCTTTTCCTTGATGTTGTTGCCAAGCGCGGTGTACTTCGCTGAAAGCTCCTCAAGCTTGCCGATTGGCTTGTACGCGCCCTCAATCATCGCCTTGGTGAACTCCTCTTGCGCCTTGCGTGCCTCACGCGCCTTGCTTGCAAAGTGCGTAGATATAGCCACGATAGCCGATAAGCCAGCCAAGAGCCAGCCAAACACAGGTATTGACTTAATGGCAAGACCCACGGCTCTGAATGCACCTGCAAGAGTGAGGTTGGCGACCGTCCCCGTTGCAGCCGCTGTGGTCTGCGCACCCTGTGCAACGGCATTAGCACCTTGCGCAACCGTTCCCTGCACGGTGGCGGCGGTCTGCGCCTGACGCGCCGCCGTATTGGCAACCGTTGCGGTCGTTTCTGCAACCTCCGCGGCGGTGGACTTCGCCACGATGCCAGCCCACCACTCCTTTAAGCCATTGAGCGTGACAAGCTGAAAGGCGCTGTCCTTGTTGAGGGTCTGTGCCACCGACTGCAAGCCCATAGCAATAGCCATGACGCTCTGCACCTTGGTCATCACACGTTGCAGGTTCTCGTTCTCATCAGCAAATAGGGAAACAGCCCCCGTGGCGGCTGAAAATGCACCCGACAATCCGGAAACACCCTGAATGAAGCCCTGGAACTTAGCCTCATCGTTGGCAAGGATTCTACCCTGCTGGGCAATGTCCCCCTGAATGTCTTGCAGTCTCCCAAGCTCATTCACAAGCGCCTTGTAAGCCTCGCTTTGCTCATCAATGCCCTGCGCAACAAGCTGCGCCATCTCCTCCTTCAGTGCGCGAATCTGACCGCGCAACGACTGATGCGCCTGTGCATTTGCTTCAACTTGCTTGGTTGCTCGTTCGCGCTTCTGCGCCTCCTTTTCAAGCTCATCAGATAAGTTCCGAGCCTCAGTAAGCGCCTGCTGTCGTACGGCGATTTCCCCTTGGATTGCCACCTTACGCTCCTGTATCGCGCGCACGGCTCCTGCGTCTCCAGCAGAGAGTGCTTCGCCCGCCTCCACACCAAGACGCTCATATTGCTCCTCCAAGCTCATCAGCGCCGCCTCGTGCATTTCACAAGCCTGACCAATCTGCCCAAGAGCCTGGCGAATGCCGTCAGCGGTGTGCAAAAAGGTGCTGTCCATCTTCTTGCCACCTGCAACGGTTGCATCTGACAAGCCCTGCACCCTTCGCAACGTCTCCTCAATAGCTTCATTCATTTGGTCATTGTCCATGACCGATTTGAACGAAAGCGCACCACCATCAATGTTTGCCACTACATCAAACTATTTACGTAATCCATAATACTATCGCGGTTGCTCTCTGTAAGTGAAAGCTCCTCTTCGCCATCACTCATGTCGTAGCTTGGCGCGTCAAGCATCATCTTCTGCACCACTGACCATGCAACGCCATTGGTCAAGTAATCCAACGTCCAACCGAAATGCGCGCAAATAGCACCTCTCCTGCCGTGTGGACTTCTTAAACCTCGCTGTTTTCCTCTATCCGAATTGGCATTGTTGTTCGGTCGGCGGACATCAACCGAATAGAGTTCAAAAAATCCCCGAAGTTGCACATTGCGCCAATCAAGGCGTACAGCTGATACAGCTCTGATGGCTTGATTCTACGTGCAAATAGGGCGGTAAGCTCTTCAAGGCGCTCTGTGTCGTAGTCGTAGCCAACACCACCGCCCTTGCTGACCTTAGGAATAAGGTAGTCCGACCCAAGCACCGCCAACGCAATGACCTTGGCACATCGCAACGCGTGCTTCTTCGCCAATAGTCGCGCCTGATACATTGCATCTTCGCCCTTTAGCTCCTCTTCGTCAATCGCCATTTCCACCCATTCCGCTGAAAGTCTGTCAAGCGTGCCAAGCGTGGGCTCTTGGATGACAAATGTGCGCGTCACAGGCACAATGCTTTTCTTATCAAATAGACCGAAGAAGCGTGGCGAACTCTGCACCTGCACATCCTCTACTTCAAAGGAAACCCCCCTGCCAATTAGGGCATTTAGCTCTGAGCGCTCCTGGGTCAATGCTTTCTTTTCGTCACTCATAGGCATCAAAAGAAGAAAGCCCCCAAACACGGGGTCTGAGGGCTTCCAACACAACAACTAAACAATAAAAAGCACACTTACTATGCCTCATTTGGGTCGTAAGCACGAAGAGCCTTGCCGTCCTTCACTGCAAGGGGCGTCACCGTGAACTCTACCAGGAAGATACCCTTTGCAGACATGTCGGCGTTCACAACCGCTTCAATGTCCGCGTTGGGCATCTCGAAGTAAAGCCCCTGTTCCGTCTTGACAAGAATGGCGCGGTTTTCCACCTGCTCCGAGCCATCAAACGCCCATCGCGTCTTTGATGAACCGCTCTTATTGACCTTAGTACCACCAACGTACTTAACCAGCGCGTCGATGTCAGCATCCATGATGCTGAAAGTCAGCTTGGGAATCTTCTTGCTCTTCTTGCGAACTTCGGGAGCGGCGCGCCCCTCCTCAAAATGCTCCGTTACTTCTGATGCCTCCTGACTGAACTTGGCGGTGTCCTTATATGTCTTGCCAAGCTTGGTCATTGCACTCTCCTCTGGCATCGTTCCAGCTTCTGACGCCGTGCCAACGAGGATTTCTGCTAATCCGAGTGTTACCATATCTCTACCTCTCTAATGTGTTTGTATGTTCCACGCAATGCGTATGTTGCAGAAGTGCTGCTTGATGGTTGTGTCGTTAAGCACTGACTGACTTTCGGGGATTATTTTCAGCCCCTCAATCCGCGTGCTTCGTAGCACATCCAAGACTATCTTTGTCAGCTTGGCAAGTCGCTCATGGTTGGGCTTTGCCTGCTCAACTCCATCAATTCGGCGCGTGATGTCCGCCACGTAGATGTTCACATTGCTTGTTGCCAGCTGTGGCAAGTAGTCCTGCGTCATCGTGATGGTGTTTATCACAACATCCTCCTTGGTTGAGCCATCGGGGCGGTCATTTGAGTAGTACACGCCACCCGTGATGGCGCTTTTTAGCTCGCTTGACCCGCTCAACAGCTTGTAGACAATCTTGTCAATGTCAAATGATGTCTTCATTCAGCGGCACTCCTGATATTATCAATCAATCTGTCTAACATCCTGGGCAACTCTCTCTCCGCTAACTGCTCCGCCGACGCAATGACATCGCGCCCGCGAGCTTCAACGTAGAGGGCGTAGTTCATACCCGCCGTCACGACCAGGCACACACCGTGCGTGCGCTCCCCAATCTTCCGCGAGAGGTCTGCGCCAGCCTTTGCGCCGACTGCACCACCCTTCACCTCATCGTAGTACGAATGAACGGCGACGCCATCGACAAAGACGGCGTAACCAATAGAAGAGCGAAGATTGCCCGTTTGGTCTTCAAAGCCCGTTTCCTTGGGTACTGAGCGCGCGTGATTAACACACTGCTCCCCAAGCATCTGCAAACGCTTGATTTGCTGCTGCTGAATCTGCCCAACGAACGCACTATATCGCTCCTGGACTTCCTCTTTCGTAAACTGAGCTTCTATACCCATAGTCGCGAGTGCAATTGCCCCTTGTCAAACTTCAACGCCACGCCCTTAATGCGCACCACTTTGCCCGCCTCATCCTCCGACACAAAGACACTTGTCCCTGGGGCTATTACCAACGCCCCCTTGGGTGTCTGAATCAGGGAAGAGAACTTGCGATACGTGCCATCTGCGGTCTGAACTTCCGACCCTCTGCCGTCTGTCTCCTCGCGGCACATGGAGAGAAGCTCAATGGAGCGTTCCCCGTCACTCCAATAGCCATCTTCCCCCTGCTTTGATTCAGTGGTCTTGACGGCAAAGAGGTAGTGAGGATATTGCTTTACCATAGATGTGAGCGGCTGCGCACCTTTGGACGCGCAAGCAGTACATTTTCAACACCAAGCTCGCTGCATAGGGCGTTGTAGTAGAGCTTTACAGCGTCCATGTTCCAGGAGATAGAGTAACCACCCTCTGAAACGTTCTGCAACACACCCTTAAACAACACTGACATTCGGTTGTAGGTAGCCATATCGCAACTACGCACATCCACGTCTGCATCTGCATCAAGACTTGACTTCACAAGGATGACATCAATGTCATCTTCGCTCATGTTAAGCCCAGCGAGCGTCTTTGTAAGGTATTGCTTGTTCGTCATATCCAGCCAATAGAAACGTGATAGTGGATGCTCCCGCGTTGAATCTTACCTACGAGTTGTGAGGTATCGGGTCTTTCGCTCGCATTGCCCATTCTGCTTGCAAACATAGAGGGTTGCCACTCGTGTCACATAGAGGTCAGTGATGCATCACCATTTGACCAACACCCACATCGCGCTTCTCTTTTTAGTTCTTATTCCAAGCCGTTGCCGACACCTGCATAAGGACTGAGCGACCAGCGAGATTCCACGCGGGGAACACGTTGGAAATACCCTCCGTGACCTCCGTGACGGGGCTCTCCGTAGAGTACTTCTTAATCAGCGTATGGCCGTGCATAACCTTATCAGCAACACTGCCGGCAATCTTGTCCGCGTCGATAGGACGCTTCCAATAGGTAGCGCCGAGTACCGTGCTCTCCGAGAAGAGGATGACATCATCCTCAAAAGGATTGCTGGTGGTACGCTCGCCATCAGCCGTCTCAATGGTGATTTCCTGGTCAATGACGATGATTTGCAGACCCTTGAACTGCTCCTTCTTCTTCGCGAGGTAAGCATTGACCGTTTGAAGGTCAGGTGTGTCGGCTGCACCCGTCATCTTCTCAACCAGCGTGGCACAACGGTCAACAACCTCCTTCTGCGACGCAAGCTTGATGAAAGTATCCGGGTTCATGAACATGAACTTGTAGTTTGCACCAATTCCCTTGCCGATTTTCAGAGCCTTTGGGATGTCCACGCTAAGTGGCTTCCCTGACGCGCCTGAAGCATAAGAGGTGGCAACGCCAATTTTCTGCGCCTTGGGGATGCTATAATCAACATCGTACTCCGTGGCAATAGCCGCGTTGTTTGAGTTGGTGAACTTGACCTTGCCAAGCGAGATTTGGCGAAGAGCCACCCACTCAACACGGTTGGCTACACCATCCCAGCAATACTTGGTGTCCTCTGCCCAAAAGTCAATTAGGGCTTTCAGGTCGGGATTGTTGGAGGCACGAAGCACAAGGATTTCATATTCCGTAAGCTCTTCTTCATCCTTGTCACGTGAGATAGCGATCTTAGGGATGTCCCCCTGAATTCGCGCAAGAGCTTCACGCGTCTTCTTTGGGATTGTCGAACCTCGCGAAACAATGTCAGCGGCAATCTTTAGCCCTGCTTGCGCCTCAATCATCTTCCAATCCAGGCGCCCCGTCTCCTTGATGGGGAAGAGCGTAGGATAGTAGTAATCCTTGAGGTCGTATGTGTGAATTACAGCTTGGAGATTGCTCTCATCAAGCCCGAACATTCTTGATTTCAGCATATTTGACTACTTTTTTGATGTTACACGTAAGCCACGCACTTGAGTGCGGACTTGATAGCGTCATCCACTGCTGGTGCGTTGGCTTCTCGGACTACCGCAACGACCCATGCAGATACAAAGAGGTTGTCACCTGGATTAACCTCCTTATCAGCCCCGGCAACAGCAATAGGCGTCACTTTCAGCTTAGTATCTTCGCCATTGCTTTCAAAGGCGCAAGCGCCAGCGGCTACCACCTTGCCAAGAGAGGTCTTTACCGTGATGATGTCCTTAGCAGCATCAGTGCGGTCAATAGACGCGATTTCCTGCCCGTTGCAGTCGGCGGTGGCAAAGCGGTCGCCCACCTTGAAGTGATGCCCCTTGGCAACTTCGTAGGTCGTTGCTGATGCCTCCGCCTTTGTCAGCACCTTTGCCGTCTTGCACACCTCGTAAAGGTCGCCAGAACCCTTGCCAAGTGGTGTCCCCTCATACAGGACACCGCCACCAAGGTTGGCGACAGCCACACCGACACCACCGGGGATGTCAGCAACACGATGAAGCAGGCACTTAACCGTGCGCTGCTCTCGGCTTCTCTTGATTGTCATTCCCATCTTTCCAATCTTTCGTTAAAGTTCCTTGCCCGTGAGTGCGCCAGCATCGGACTTACTTGCAACATAGTCGGCGACAGCCTTTGATACGCCCCCTTCGGTCTTCTGCCCGAACTGCGGCGCGCCAGCTCCACCCGACATGGCTGCATCTGACACACTTTGGTTGATGGTCTTGATGTCTGCTACCTTTTCAGTCAAGTATTCGCTGAACGCTGCATCATCGCTGAAGCTCATGCGCCCAAAGTCCTTCAACGTTTGAGCCTTGAACGTTTCATCCTTGCACTTGGCAAGCGCGTCATTCAGCGCCTGAAGCCTTGACTTTCCAATTTCGCCCTGCTTATACCTCGCAAGCTCATCTTGCATGGGCTGTACGGCGCTTGCCACAGCCGCCTTGATAGCTTCTGCGAGGTCTGTTGGTGCTGGTTGCTCTTCGTTGCCCTTGGGCTTGTTTCCTTCTGCTTCCAGCTTCTTTCGTAGGGAGGCTTCAATGCTCTTTCCTGCATTGGACACCTCGGCATCTACCACCTTGCGATACTCCTTGACGAAATCAGTTACCTGCGCTTCGGTCACTTTCTCAACAAGGGCTTTCGCTTCATCTTCGTTGGAGCATTGTAGCGCCATAACGCGTGCCAGCTGCGCCAATCCATCCTTTCGCACGCCTTGAAACTTAGCGCCAAGTAGTGCAAGAATCTGTTCAAAGTTCATTCGTGAAATGGTTTGTATTACAAATCACTACAAAGATAGCTTGTTTCATAGTGATACACCACAGCCAATCATCACTTTTGTAGTTTAGTTACACACACTTACCACGGCGATTCATGATGATGCCACCTTATGCAATTGCATAGCATTTGTAATGCAATTGCATTGCAAGGTTAATGCAGGTGTAATGCTCAACTATTCCCGTAGTGGAAAAAGTTGCCCAAAACAGCCCAAAAACATGCACCTGGATGACCACAAAATAGGCGCGGTGCGTCTTAAAGTCGCCAAAATAGGTATTGATTATCAGACACTTAATGCAAATGTTATGCAATTGCATAGCTTTTGCAGTGCATTTGGTATCCAAAGAAAAGAAAAGGAAAGGAAAGTATATATACACATATATCCTCACTAACGTTCGTCTATATGTGTTAGGGCGAAATCTCCGATTTGCGCCACACACACATGGTTTGCATTGAGCTTTAAGGGTTATTGTGCGCACTGCGCACTTGGATTCTTTTGCCTACTTTTGCCGGTAGTAACAACCAACACAGAGAAACGATGAAGAAACAATTACTAATGCTTGCAGTCCTCCTTGGACTTGCAACCACCTACTCCAGCTGTAAGAAAGACGACCCAAAGCCCACCGCCTTTGAGTACTCACTTGGGGCTATCCACGGCACATGGCGAATTACGCACATCGAGACAAAGGATGGCAAGATGTTTGATGTCACCACCCCGATAGCCGAGAAGAATATCACCCCAACTTACGCTACATTCAACGCCGATGGAACGTACAGCGGTCGTGGCTACTTTGGCGAAGGCAAAGGCACGTACAAGGCGAGCGGAAAGACTATCACTTGCTACATCGACGGAACAGAGTTCATGCGTTATGACGTGCTTTCGCTTGATGGCAACACCTGCGAACTGAGAATGTACAAGCCTGGAAGCGAGCTATCCATCAAGATTCGCTGTAAAAAGCAGTGACCTGTATTGCACATCCAAAAAGAATGCTTAAATTTGCAGTGTTCTACTTCCTCAAAGGCGGCTTGACCGCTTGACATCACGTTGGCGGTATTTTTTTGCCCCAACAAAACATACAACGGTATTGTACCCCCGTGTGGCGTGTTAATGCACCCACTGCCTTTGAGGTGTAGAACGACGGGAAAGGCAATACCGTTTCTTATTGCCCATCTTTCAAAGCGTTCTACAATGGAAGTGAGAGTATTTGAGAGTGCCAAATTTGGTCAGGTGCGAACATCCAAGACCGAAAACGGCGACCCCCTGTTTTGCCTTGTCGATGTGTGCAAGGCTCTTGGGTTAAGAAATCCAAGACAGGTAAAAACACAGTTAAGCCCAAAGGGGGTAACTATTAGTGACACCCCTACAAATGGCGGCATCCAGCAACTTAACTTCATTACAGAAGCAAATCTGTACCGATGTATCTTCCAATCTCGCAAAGTAGAAGCCGAACAGTTCCAGGATTGGGTGTGCGAAGAGGTGTTACCGGCTATAAGGCAAACAGGCGGTTACATCGCAACACAGCCCGAAGACACACCCGAGCTTATCATGGCGCGCGCCTTGATGGTGGCACAATCCACCATTGAGAAGAGCAAGCGGCAACTGCAAGCAGCGCAAGCGGTCATAACGCACCAAAGCGAGCAACTGAAAGAGCAAGCCCCCAAGGTGGAATACACCGACAACGTGCTTAACGCCTCCAACACCTACACATCTACACAGATGGCAAAGGAGTTGAACTTGCGCACCGCCGAACAGCTGCACGCACTCTTGAAGTCCTGGGGCGTCATGATACGTCAGAGCGGGCAATGGATGCTTGCGGCGAAGTACTGCGGGCAAAACTACACCAAGACCAGGACGCACCCATACACTAAGCAGGACGGCACGCAAGGCACGAACAGCATAACGGTGTGGACAGAGCGGGGGCGGTGGTTCTTGCACAACTTCATGCAGCGAAAAGAAAAGAAATAGATATGTTAGGTGCAATAATAGGAGATATTGTTGGTTCTCGTTTTGAGTTCAACAATACACATAGATTAGATTTTGAGCTGTTCACAAATGAATGCTCTTTCACAGATGACACAATATGCACGGTTGCCGTTGCAGATGCAATCTTGCGAGGAGTGAGTTTTGAGCAATCATTACTTGAATGGTGCAGAAAATACCCCAATCCCAAGGGAGCTTATGGAGGTTCTTTCGGTCGATGGGTTCATTCCACTAACCCTGAACCATACAATAGCTTTGGTAATGGTTCTGCAATGCGAGTGTCGCCTTGTGGATACATTGCAGAAGCTCATAACGTAATGAAGTTTGCACGGGAAAGTGCAGAATGCACACACAATCACCCCGAAGGTATCAAGGGGGCTGAATGCGTGGCAAGGTGTATTAAAACGGCTTTATGTTCTCGAAAAAATCAAGAGAATGGAAAGCAATTAGTGCGAGAAGTAGCCGAAATGTATGGCTACAATATCCAACAAACATCCGATGAAATCAGACGCACAAACACCTTTAATGAGACTTGCCAAGTAACCGTGCCACAAGCAATAGTTTGCTTTCTTGAAAGCACAGACTTTGAAAGTGCTATCCGCCTTGCTGTGTCAATAGGTGGCGATAGCGACACAATAGCTGCCATTACGGGTAGCATTGCTGAAGCCTATTACGGAATACCTCAGCACATCCAAGACAAGGCGTGGGACTATCTCCCTAAAGAAATGCAAGATGTAGTAACTAAATTCAAACAGAAGTATGGATAACAAGCAAGCCCTTATAAGGAAATGTCGCTATTACAGCGGTCAAGAAGCAAGCCCTTTCAACGATGCTACTATGGATTGGTTTTGGGATATGGAGCGCGTGTATGTGTCTTCACAAGGTCAATTCACGGGGGAACGTGATTACTACAAACAAATAAACGGAAAACCCTATCCGGGCATTCCGTTTGATTTGCTTATGGTAATGTTCACGTCGTGGGGAAAGACTGCCTATTCAATAAAGGATAGTATCAACAACTTCTACAAGCTGATGGATGAATACTTGTTCATCGCTAACGACCATTGCCCGGAAGATAAAATCCCCGGTCAATAGCCTATATTACTATCTGAAACGTAGGATAATGGCTTAATCTCTTGCCCTACCACTTCACAATCGATAAATGTTTTTCCTCCGACTTGGTACACTTTTGTTATTCGCATTAGTGTTCCTCGTTGGAACAACGTTTCGTGTTCAGAGCTAAATGTACTAAACCTCTGCTTGCCATCCCATTTTCTGCCCGCACCATTGCCATATGCACTGATAGGCTCAATATAAGCGGCTTGCGTACCCTTAGGGGCATACACATTGATAACAACAGGCTTATAATTGAACCCCTTGCCCTTGCGGCTACCTGTGGACATAAAACCTCCCTCTTGCATAGTCATACCCACCAAGTCTTGCAAGTTAGTTGGCATTTCGCCCCCAGCAAACTTTATTCGTGAAGCAATCGCCCCAAGACCGTCATCACCTCGCATAAACCACATATCTTCAGGCAATAAATTCTTACTGATGTAAGAAGTAATGTTGTTTACTCGATGCTCGAAATCTGCCCTTGTCTGATGGCTTAGGTATTTACGACCTTGCAAAGGTTCGTTCACATTGCAATAATGGTGGGTATATTCATAAACCCTATCCTTTTCATCTTCCGTTGAAGCAATCCAATTCTTCGCCGCAACATCAATAAGGGTCTTATCAGCAACCTTTCCGCTTCCTTTATCCCACACCGCTCTATCCTTGCGTTCTTGCATATAGGCATCAGGACTAAACCCATTGCCCAGTTTGCTTAACTTCTTCAAATCGCGGGCAAGTTTAGCAGCTTCCAGCTTTGAGACCTCGTTATTTAGTGCATCAGCCTTGCTTTGAAGTTCTGCAATCGTTGCATTGTTTCCAAGTAGGGATTGAAGTTCAGATACAAGTTGCTTTACCTTTGCACTCTTTGTCTTTTGAGCAAAAGAGAATGAATGACTAACACTCGCTTCAACTTCTTGCTTGTCAATCTTGTATTGAACTTTATCAAGGTGCATCTTGTAGGCATCTTGCGCAACGCCCCAAGTCTTGTATTTTGTTTGTGCGCCATACTTGTCTGTGCCAAAGTACTCTTCCGCTTCAAACTTCAACTTCTTTGATTGTTCTTGCAATGTCAATCCATTCCAAGAAGCAAGTTTCTTTTCAACGGCACTATATACACCTTTGAGTTCATCAATCGTAAACTGCTTGTGCCACTCGTGTACATTCGGGATAATGCTATAAAGGGCTTCTTCCTGCTTCTGCATTTCCCCAATAACCTTTTCAACCTCCTTGGCAATAGATTGCATCTTACCGACATCCCCTGCGTCAATGGCATTTTGCAAAGCGGAATAATCCACCTCGCCATAATCCATGGCCATGTCAAGAATGCTCTGTGCCTCTTGCTTGATAAGTGCGTGCTTATGCCTTCTTTCCTCCCAACGCTTTTGAATGGCTTCCACCTGTTCAGAGGTACGATTCTTATGCCTTATTGCCGCCTTTTCAAGCAGTGTTAGGGGCTTCTCTTCCTTAACGTATACCAATCCCTTCGATAAATCACCATCAACAAAGTTGTCCTTGATGAAATAGGGTGTCGATGCCCAATTAGCCTGCTTCGCTTCGTTCTCTGCCACCCAATCTTTGAAGCCATCGGGAAGCTCTGTGACCTCGTTCTTAGCTGATAACTTGCGGTACTCCGTGCCTTTCAAAGCGCTCTTGAGGTCGGACAACTCTTGCTTGTCAAAGTCATCTTCGTCCATAAGGATAGCCGTGGCATAGCACAGACATTGAGGATGCCACCCTTTGAACTTAAACCACTTGGGATATTTGCCCACAAGACGCTCGCAAAGGACGCACTTACACTTAGGCTCGTGGTTAGAGCGGTGTACCTCAAAGCCCACGACAAAGTCAAGCTGTTGCCATCGTAGGTGGTCGGCTTCGCGATACGCCATATTTATCTCCGAGCGGGTCAGTCTCATGGCGTTCTTGTAGCTACTGCGGTACACGCCCTGCCCAGGGTGGAAAGCCTTTGCAGCCTTGGACAACTGCAAATTCCCGCGCTTGTCACGCACACGGCGGAACAGGCGGTTGGGGTCTTGGAGATTCTGCCGTAGGTCACGCGAAAGTTGTTGCGCGCTCCGCCCCTCTCCAAGACCCACGTCAAGACCAAGCTCAATCTGCGCCTTGTACTGCTCCGTGTACTTCCAAACGCGGTCAGCAAGGCTCATCCCACCCACCTTGCGCGCCTGAAAGGACTGCAAAGCGTCCAAGTTGCGGTCTTGCATCTTCTGCAAGCGCCCCTTGGTTAGCTTCGTAGTGTCAATGATAGACGCAATAAACTCATCGTTCTTGTTGCACGCAAAGAGCCACTGACGGCGTGACCCTGTTTCAATGACCGCCTGCATCTTGCTGGCAAGCCCCTTGAGGGTCTTTTGCAGTTGCGCCTTAGCTTTTGGGTAGTCATCAAAGTCAAACGGCTTGTCAGGGTCGTAGTTCTCCTTGTGTGCGACCTCTGCAATGTCACTCGTTGCCTTATCAAACAGGGCATTCACAGCACGTGTGTACGCCGCTGTCGTCTTGTAGTGCGCTGCGTCAAAGCCCTGGAAGGAAAACGCCTTCGCCTTCTGTCTTTTAGCCATTCTTCCTTAACGTGAAATGCTCACATTGGGGGTCTTTGAGGAACTTGATAAACTTCCCGTCGTGATGATGCTTACAACGGCACATGAAAAGCTCCCCTTGCCAATTTTTCTCCTGCCAATCGTACGAATGCTGGCAATCCCTGCATCTGTACTGCGGCGCTTCGGCTGACCTCGCTACCTTCTTTGCCATTGTCCTACCTTATGCGTCGATTACAGGCTCTCCAATGGTGAACGAATTGTCTGCGCTCGCCTCCTCTTGTATCTGCTCAAAGTCCTTTTCGGGGTCTTGCGTCAGATTTGCACCCATCACACTTGCCTTTTGCGATACAAGGGGCTTGTTGCCATTAGCTGAAAGCCACATATTGATTTCGTCAATCTCATTGGTCAGCGTGTATGGCGTGATTTCAGGCTCAATCTCAAGAGCGTCTGCATCACTCTCCAGGGTCGTATTGAATTGCCCCACAAAAGCCTTAATGACGTTCACACGGCGTTGCAGATACTCATCAAATACCTCCTTCTTGTCCTGCACCTTTAGGTGGGCATCCATAAAGAGCAGCTTCAGCGCCGTGCCACTGATTGCACCAATGCCCTTGACGCTCTCAAAGCTGACATCAGGGGTCTGCGAGATAGTGTAAATCATGCGCAAGAGCGTCTCAATCTCCAGCTTCACACTCTCCGGTGCGTTCTGCCACGATACGTAGTTCATGGTAGCACCCTCTTCGCCCTCGATGACCGCACCTGCTTCGCCCTTCTTGCTCCACCCGTTAATCTGACCGGTGACAAAAATCTTAGGACTTGCGTGGTAGTCGTTGGTGTCGGCGAAGTTAGATAGCAGCTTCTCCAGGCGGTCAATCAAGCTGTCCACATCCTGCGTCTCAAAGTGGTCTTGGTAGCCGTAGACAATGGGCAGCTTGCCAATGGCAACGCGCTTGGGATAGCCCTCTACCACCTCATAGCCTCCTGACCCATTGACCCACAACCAATGCTCATCTTCGGTGTACGTCTCAAAGTAGTCAAAGCGCTGCTTGTCTGACGCAACGTGGGTGTAAGCTCGCGAGAAGGCGATAAGGTCGCCCGTTGTGTCAAAGTAGGGGTACAGCGTATCGCCAAACATAGGCGAAAACAGCGCACAGCGTAGCTTGAACTTGGTTGGGAAGCCGTAGGACTGATGCGCCTTGGGCTTCTCTTGCGCGTACCACAGCTCTGCACACTCCTTGAAGCCGTAGACGCTGCGCGCAATCTTTCGGTTGAGGGATGTTGTCTTGTTGTCGTAGAGAATGCGTGTGACGGCTTTAAGCACAGCTTCCTGCCCCTCGTTGTCGGGGGTGGCGTTGTAGGCAACGGGGTTGCCGAACGTGAACGAAACCGCGCGGTTGATGATTAGCTTCTGTAGCGCCACGGCAACGCGTGCGACCTTCTCGATGCGCGTATAACCGCCATCTGCACCTGCGTCGATTACCTTGTCTCCTGCGTTGCCTGGATTATCAACTCGCACCATCTTGTCAGGGCGCAAGAATTGATTGTTGATGTCGTGCAGCTTCGGGTCAATGGCTTTGCGCGCCTGCTCTGCATCAGGCTGCGCCGTGGTGCGCTTGCTTTTTAGCTCGGCAATAACCTCGTTGGTAGTCTTGCCTGCAAATAACTCCTCTAATGGCATATCTCGCTCTGTTTTATAGTGACATATCTATCTACCAAACAAGCCAGCAACATTGTCTGTCGTCTGCTTGGCTTTTCGCTTCTCAATCGTTCCCGTAAGGGCATCGGGCGCGTCATCGTGGGGGTTCTTCCCAACCTTCATATAGCCGTTGATGGCTGACGCAAATTCGGGGAAGAGCTTAGTCCACCCAAGGGGCATAAAGGTGAGGCTTTGCACAGCTGCCGAATTGACGTTGATACGCACCTCCTTGTTGTCCTTTTGGTGAAACCACTTGAACTTGGTCTTGGCATTGCCGAGCAGCCTGCACTGACGCTCCACAGAGCGCTGGAAGCCACGACCGCCGTTGTTACTCTCCACCACACACTCCTGCACAAGGTGCTTGGTCAGCATGCTTGCAAGAGTTGGCTCTGTGTACTCCATAGGCTTCTGCGTGTACAGCACATCCACAAGGTAGTTGCCAATCTCCGTCTCGTCATATATGATGGCGCAAAGGTAGTCTGCACCTGTGTCAGCTGTGTCCACATAAGCCTTGCGAATGCAGTACTTCGTGGCGGGTCGTATGTTGTACTCCGTAAATCCAGAGTCATACATCAGACCCTCGCTTGGCTTGGGGTCTTGCTGATACAAGCTGTCAAACACATGGGGGTTGCGCTTCCTGATGGCTTCCAGCTTCTCGATGTTGTGGCGCTCCTCCCACAATGCCTCTCCCTCTTGTCGGGGGTCGTAGTCCGTTGGTGCGCCCTGCTTAATAGCTTGGTAGATGACCACTACCCACCCGTTGGGATTGTCCGTTGGGTGGTACTCCCCTTGCTGTCGTAGCAGTGTGCCTGCAAGGTCGTCTTCATGCCATCGCGTGAAGACAATAAGCTGTTGCGAATTGTTGTGCAGACGCGTCTCCGCCACGGTGTCGTACCAATCCGAAACGCCCTCACGAACCGTGGACGACCACGCTGTTTTTGCGTCCTTGTAGATGTCATCCATGATAAGCACATCCACCGGCTCACCCGTGAGCGCACCGCCCACACCAACGGTCTTGAAGCCCCCCAAATGCCCGACAATCTCACACTCGTCAGCGTTGCGAAGCCAAGAGCCTGCAACGGTGGTCACGTTACTTGAATTGAGGTGCGTGTCGGGGAATATCTCTTGATATTCGGGTGTGTCGATGATGCGCTGTATCTCTCTGTTGAACTTGCGCGCCTTTGGTGCGTTATAGCTCACAATGGCAATGCGCGTGTCAGGACGCTCACCCAGGATGAAAGAGGGCAAACGGCGGGTGCTTCCCTCGCTCTTACCATGCTGTGGTGGCATAAAGACCATTAGCTTCTTAATCTCCTTGTGGGCGAACTTTGTAAGCACCCCATAATACCGCCTATGGAAATCAGCAGGGTCAAAGGTGGGCATCGTGGAGAGGGTAAAGCGCAAAAGGTCAGTGCGCGATTCGCGCACCAACCTCTCCTTCAATGCAAGCATGTATTTCACCCTCTCGTCTCTTCCCATTATCGCTTAAACAAATACCGCAAAAAGGCGTAGTGTCTTCGCCACTCTGTGTATCCGTGTGTGTACTGATTGGCATACGCCTCCCGCTCAAAGCTGATGTTAAAGTAAGCCCTGGTGGCATCGCCACAGGCTATCCAGCGCACAAGCCACTCCAAAGCGTAGAGCAGGTAAAATGGCAAGTAGCCAAGCTCCTGCATCTGCTTGGTGTGGATAGATTCGTGCCTAATCATCACCTGCCACGCGTGTTTGCTCTCAAACACGCGGTCTTTTCGCACGAACAGCACGCCAAACAGATTGAGCGCTTCAAAGCCCTTGAAAGGGATGGTGTTACTTCGGACTACCTTCATCGCTCTACTCCTTTAGCTTGCTTTCCAGCTTCTCAATCTCCTTGTCCAGCTCGTCATCTGACATGCCCTTGAACAGCTCCTTGCCATCCTTGCCGACAACCTCCATCGTTTGTCTGTTTCGCCATCTTGTGGGGTCTCCATTGGCAAGCGTGAAGATGATTGCAGCGGTGTCAGGCTGGATATGCTTCTTGGTCGTGGTCTGCTCCTTGATGGTGGGCTTCTTCTCATCCCCCTTCGTCGGCACGGTCACAACCTTTGTCTCCGTCACATCGTAGCCCTGTATCTTCTTCAAGAGCGACTTCCTCGCCTCCAGCACAAAATACTGCATTCGTGCCTCGTGGGCTTCATCAATCGCCTGTCGGAACTCCTCGTACTCGTCTTTCCATCGGTGAAATGAAGCAGGCGAAATGCCGACCTGCTGGCAAATCTCCGCAATGGTGTAAGTGTCGGACTTTATTAGCCAGACAATCTGCTCAATGGTCTTCTTGGAGTACTTCGCCATAGTCAAATCCCTTTTATGGGCGCTTTTATCTCAATTATCTAACCTCGCTACTCCTTTATCTCGCACTTGAAGCCCCTCCCCTCCAGCTCATTGAGTAGCATTGAGAGCTTCGTGAGGTCTTTGCTTGATACAATCAAGCGGGCTTCTTCATCCTCCTTGGGGGCTTCTTCTTCCTCCTCTTCTTCTATCTCGGACAATGTAACGCCCCAATCTTCAGGATCAAATTGAAAGCCCTCTGAACAGAGTTTGATTTGCTCCTCATCCCATGCAAGGTTGGCTTTACTTGTGGCGTTGTCTGCAAGAGCAAGCTCACGCCCAACTTGGCTGTCAAGGTCTACATCATTGCGCTTTACTGCAACAAGCGTATGCCCGTCTGTCTCCACAATGACGACCTTCTCAAAGCCAAGCTCCCCCGCCTTTTCGGTGGTCTTGTTGCCTGCAATGATGCGGTTGTTCTTGTCCAGCAGGATAGAGCGACCAAGCCCGAACTTGCGTAGGCTCTCATCCATAAGATGCTCCCCGTACTGCGTGCCTTTATTGAAGTTGTGGTTGTCTGGGATTAGCTGCTCAATGCTTGTCTCTATTACTCGTGCCATAGCGTGCTATTGAGTGATGATGTGCCACAGCTTTACCGCCAAAGAGTATGCAAGAGAGCCGAGGACGCAACCGATGATAGTAGCCACCAGGGAATACACCATCTTGCCCGAAAATCTATATTCGTCGTATGGGTGTCGCTCCATATGCGCAAGCGCTCTGCGAACGCCATTGATGCGCACCGACATGTAGACGGCAAAAGACCTCACACGGGAGAAAGCAGAAGCCCCCTTAAACACGTTTTTGCCTGATAGGAAAACAGGGGGTTGGGTGCTACCTGAAGCAACACCCAACCACACCTGACCCCCAAACACAAGCGAAATCCGCTCACTCAAAGATGGCTTCCAGCAAGATACACACTGCGTGCCGTCACTCCATACAGGGAGAGCGGCACACTCATCGTCAGTCATGTCCGACGACCTTTGCAGTACCTTGGTCGACTGCTTGAAATCTACTGGCTTCATAGCTCAAAAAGCACTTGTATCTTGCATCATACAAAGATACTCTTTATATCACTATAAAACACTATTTTTATAGAGAATTACCCTTTATTTATGCACCCAACATGCACCCGAATTGGAAGCCCTGCAAAGCTCCAAGCGAGAAGTGCTGCGTCACGCTCATCTTGATTGCTTCGCTTGTTGAAGCCTGTGAAGTAGGCAAGCTCTTCGCGTGTTATCTTGCCGTCAGCACCACGCCAGCACTTGCGAAGAGGGGCATGCGCGAACGTTTCCACGCCCATGTGGTTGCACATTTCAATCAGCTTGCACCCTGTCTCGTGGTTACGTCCAACATCATAGCCCTTGGATGCTGACCTTGCTCTTCGCTCTGTCTTGGTGATATGCCAATTACCCTTAATCATCCAAGCGGCTTCCACGACGACAATAAGCGACCTCCCCGATGCCTCACAACGCTCTTTCTGCTCGCGTATGTAGTCCACGGCAAGAGGAAATGCCAAACGCGTTGCGTCAAGCTCCTTGGTGGATGGGTGTAAAATAGCAACGCCCGAATGTTCAACATCCGGGTCGATTGCTATGACTACATCATACTTCTTCATTCTTAAAACGGCAGGTCATCGCCGACTTTTGGCACGGGTGCTGGCGTGGGCTGTGGTGGCGCTGAATTGCCATTTGTTGGCTGCGCTGGTGCTGGTTGCTGTGGGCTTGCTTCCGCCTTGCTTCCGCACAACTGCACCTCCGAAGCGTTCACGTTGATTGACACCTGCTGTACTCCCTGCTTGTCGGCGTATATCTTAGCGCGAAGATTGCCACGCACAAAGACCTTAGCACCCTTTTTGAGGTACGCAAACAGCCCTCCGCCTTCGCCGTACCACAGGACATTGACCCACGTAGTGACATCGGCGCGGTTGCCTTGCTCATCCTTGGCGTACTCCGTGGTGGCAACACTAAGTGCCACGTACTTCTTACCGCCAAACTCCTTGATTTCGGCATCGTTGCCGAGATTACCAATTAACTCTGCTTTTAACATCTCTTTCTATCGTTTAAAGTCCACATAATAGTTCATTTGACCCCACCCGCCGTTAGCTCTGATACGACTTACTTCCAGGTGTCCGAACTCATCCATAAGCTCATCATCAACCTCTGTGATTTCGCCGTCTGAATAGTTCGCGATGTCGTACGTCTTGTGCGCCCTCGTCGCCCTGATGATGCCCGATTCGTTGCGCTTCATTCCGACAATCCAATCAACCGCGCCTTCAAGGGTCAGCCCGTCGGGAATGTCCACCGCTTGTAGCCAGCAAGTGGCGTCACCAAGCATCTGCGTTGTCTGCTCTAATGTCATACACTCTTTGCTTTCTTCGTTTCGTCTGCCTTGACATAGCCACGTCTAATCCACTCCGACATATCCCAAAATTCGCGGTAATCTGATTTGTTGAAGCCGTTTGCCTTTGGCTCTCTGCTCCCACTCTTAATCATCTGATAGCGGGCATCACGCTTCATTTTGGCTCGTAGCGATTCGGCGTTGATTTTGGCGGCACTACGCGCGGCATCACCAAGCCTTTCATCACGCTTTATCTTGCTTCGTATCGATTCTTCGTTCATGTCACGACCGCACTCTGCGATATACATGCGTATCGCGGCTGCCATGCCGACGCCCTCACTTTGTGTGATTTCAAAGACCCTGTCGACGGCATCATTGGGGATGACGTTTTTCCCTCCAAGCTTTGCAAGGTGGGCTTTATACTCCTTCATGTGCGCCACGGCTTTGTATATCTGCTCTACCGAAAATGCGGGATAATCGCCGGCAACCGCTTTGACCGCCTGCATGATGGGGAGACCATCATTGATAAAGGCGCTCAAGACCTCTTCACGCGCGGTTGCCGGCACTCGTTCCTTCGCCATGGTTAGTAGCGTCTGTTGTGGAGAGCAGGGCGCGATTCGTTGTACTTCATCTTCTCCTCAATGTAAAACCAAAGGTCTATGCCCATTGCCTTTGCCCATCCAAAGCAGTAGTCCATTGCGAAGAGGATGCGACGCTCAATGCAGATGTCGTTGCGCACAAGTCCCTTGACAAGACCCAACGCGTTCTCCGTGACCTCAAATTTGGAGAAGTCGCGAATGTAGTTGCAGGGATTGAGCTTGTTGAAGTCTACACCCAGCGAGCCTGCGAGGTCGGCAAGGCGAATGACAACATCGGCAAGCTCCGTAGGCACTGTCCCCTCAAGGTACATTTCATACGTCTCTTCCCACTTGTCGGTTGCACCCCTGGTGGGTGTTTTAGGATTGATGATGTCCTTGTAGAGCAGCTCATTTGCCTTGCTGAGGGTCTTGCCCTTGCGGTCAGCTTGCACCAGCTCACAAATCTCCGTCTGAATCAGCATCACATAATGCTCCGTGCTTCTTCTGACCGCCCAAAATCCCTTATTTACGGCATTTTGGTGCGCTCTAAATGATAGTTCGTTTCTTGTCATACGTGTTAAGTATTTGCGTTTTCTTTAACCTATTACCTTGATATGTTAAGCAAATGGGCTTTTGCTTTACCTTTTACTGCACAGGTTTATCACCGCGGATAGCAAAAAGGCAATGCCGATGATAATCACCCAAATGCAGATGTCTTGTATCTGCTCTTCCCTGTGGAGCTGGTCTAAAACGAAGTCTTCCATGTGTTGTCAATCTTTAATGCCGAGTATATCGCACACCCTGTCCAGCAAATCAGCCGACGCCACCGCTTGTCTCTCCTGCATGGATGGCAGCGCGTCACGCCAATCTTGGATTATCTCGCTCTGCTCCAGCCCACGCCAATACACCCTCATTGAGATTCTTGAAGATGGGTACACAACATTATCCTCCACTATGTTATACTCAATCTCGATGCTTCCAAACGAACAGCGGGCTCTGCGGTATATGCCCCTCATGTTTGGCATGGGCTTATCCCCCCACACCAGCTGGCATTTCGCCAGCTGCGCTTTTACTTCTTCTCGTGTCATAGTTCGTTATTCGTTAATCCCGAGCATTCGGCAGATTAGTTCGAGGCGGTGGGCTTCGGCTTTGGCCTTCACCTCCTCCAATGTCGGGAAGTTGTCGAACTTGCGCATAACGCACTCGCCACCCTCCCAGTGGTCAGCCATCGCCATAAGGAAGAGGCTCACCCGTTTAAGCTCGTGGCGCTCATACTTGTAGAAGATGCGGTACTCGGCGCTCAGGTCGCCTCGCTTTATCTCAGCCTTGATGGACTGATGACCGTAGTTGCTATGCCTGATTTCTCTCCACACCAGCGGTGACTTCGCCAGCTGTTGCTTTACTTCTTCGCGTGTCATTTCTTACTTCCGTCTTCTATCGCCTTGATAAGGGCGTTTCTGTGATATTCTATGCAGGCATTCTTCGCGCTTTCAAGGTCGCTGTACATGCCCCTGAAGTCGTCTTCATCGGGCGTCATGATTGAGTATGACCCGCCCGAATATTCTACCTCATAGTAGCCGATTTCTGTCTGTGTAAACCAGCTATTCGCATGGTCGTACTTCACGAAGTGCAACGTGACGTTGCTTCGTATGTAGTCTTTGATGTCGTTGAGTGTCATAGTGTCGATTACTTCACGTCAAATGGCTCACAGGCAATATCTGCATAGTACTGCCAGGAGTATTTCAGCGCCTCTTCAAGAGTATCAAACAACTCTTCTCTCGGCGTTCTCACCTCATCTTCCAGGTCTATGTACGCCCCCCACTTGCCAACCCTTGGATGCACCTCAAATTTGAACCCAAACGCCTTTGCGGTGTATGTCTGCGTGTGCTGGTTGTACTGCCACTCTATTGGTCGTAGAACATGCATTAATTGCTTCTTAGTCATAGCTCTTTTTACTTATGTAGATACTTCATTCTCTGTTAGTTGTTATAGCTTGCAGTAGTAGCCACCTCCCATCTTGATATAGCCCATAAGCTCCATAACCTCATCGCGGGTGCTTTCAAGGATTTGGAATACCCCCTTGCTCCCTGGACTTAGGTAGGCTTCAACAAGCTCATCCCAGCGTTCAATGATTGGCTTGTAAAAGGGGAATACTTCAACGACCTTTTGAAGCTCATCTTTTGTGACCTCCCCATACTCCACAAGGTCGTAGCACCTTGAAAAGTCGTCACAATCATGCGGTGTGTCAAAGTCACCGTGAAAACCACACACGCCGCGTGCAACGCCCATCAAGGCGACCCACATAGTTCTTGATGATACGCCAACGTGGCGCGTGCCTATCCACTCCAGCATCTTAGTCTTGTTCATACTCGTTTTGTTTTATAGTGATACGTTTTTAGTTATAGTTTAGATAACCACTGCTCGTATATCTGATGTGCGACCTGCGCCATCATGATAGGTGGCACGGACATGCCACACACATAGTGCGGTGGCTGGCTTCCAAAGTCGTAGTCTTGTGGAAAAGATGATATGCAACACACTTCGCTCTTGCCGAGCACTCGTGGCTGGTCAAACAGAATTAAACAGGTCTCCTTTGCTGTCAGTGTTGGGCTTGGCTCATGCAGATAAACATACGACTGACCAAAGTTGGCGCACTTGCCAAACAGGCGAATGTTTGCATCTGACTGATTTCCATCTCCATTCTTGCGATTGTCCCAAAGCAATCTCAGCGTCTTTGCGGTTAATTCACGACCTGAATAATCGACCACCTCCCCAAATGGTATCATCCTTTCATTGAACTCCAGCTTCAATAGTGGAAGCTCCTCAAAAAGGCTCGCTTGGTACAAGAATGGTTCTGCAAGGTCTTTCCGTAGGCAAACGAAAAATACGCGCTCTCTTCGCTGTGGTAGCCCCATGCTCTGCCCGTCGAGCAGCCAATGTTGGCAATAGTAGCCAGCATCCTCAAATGCTTCACGAATGCGACGCACATAGTCCTTAGCCTCTCCAATAAGCAAGCCTTTCACGTTCTCCGCCACCACCACCTTTGGCTGTAGCCTCTTGGCAAGGTCAATGAAGTCAAAGAAGAGCGTGTCAAGTACCTGTTCTGCCTGCCCCTCGCGGAAGTGTTTCATCTTCCCCCAGGCTTCCTCACGACTTCCCGCCATTGAGAATGTCGAGCAAGGAGGCGAGCCATCAAGGATGTCAAGGTTGTACAGCTCTTCGGGTAGGTCTTCCCGTAGCCTGAACTCTTGGATTGGCTCTAAGAATGGGTATTTTGGGCTGTGGTTGCGCTGGTAGATAGCCATCATTCGTGGGTCTATCTCGTTGCATCCGATGACATCAAAGCCTGCGAGCTTGTACCCCATCGTACTGCCCCCCCCACATGCGAAGCAGGAAAACACCCTGCCTTTGTCCTTTGTGAATTTGGCATCAGCCAACGTCCATCTGTAGTTAAACTTCATCTATGTTTTATAGTGATATATTTACTTCAAAAGTAGTAGTTATTTCTCATCCACGCTATCTGCTTAATATCTCGTCTACCCGCTCCGCCATGGAACGAAAGAATGCGTTGTATTTGAACTCTTTGTTGTAGTCATTGAGCGTGCGCGCAACCGAGGTGCGCTCCCTGTTAATTAAGCTCCCAATGTCTGACAACTTCACATTCTCCAACCAGCAATGATGCGCGAATATCATGCGTGCAAAAAAGCCGTCTCTACTCCTTCCGCTGGCGCTGTAATCGCTAAGCTTTAGCCCCGTGACCTCATGGATAGCACTCTCCACCCGAAGCGTAATACCTCTGTTACGAACAATCGACGATTCAAACAGCACCGTCTTCCCTGTGCGAATTGCAAAGTCATATTCTATGCACGCACCGCGACTTAACTGCCAGCCATCAATCATATAGATGTGGCTACAATCATGCAGAAGCTCCAAGTCTTTGCACAGGTGCTGAATCCATGTTGATTCTTCAGGAAGACCGTTGTCCATTGGATTGACCGTATCAACTCCAAGACCTTTCAGGAAGTCCTCTGCCTTGTCAAAGCGCGCGCGGGCTTCTTCATACTCAAGACCACTAATTTGACCACTGATGTACACTTTCATTGCTCTTCGTTTTTAGATGCCTTTACGGCGGTCTCTCCCCTTAATCTCAAAGTAGTTGCACATTTCAACAAGCCGCGACTGCACTCTGTCGCCGTAGTCTCGTTTAAGTGTGTCGCTTGAAATTCTGAGGTTTGATGTGATTAGCGTTAGTTGGTCGGTGCGGTCGCCGCGGTACTCTAACAGCTGTTGCAGGACATTAAGACGGTTGCCCATGTGTAGCACCTCTTTCGGCTCTTGCCCGAAGTCTTGAATGCCTATCATTGCACGCTGCTTGTACCTCTGTATCTCTCCGTTTGCAACATACTCCTGGCACACCTCGTCGGCTCTTGTGATAGCCCAAAAAAGCGGTCTGTCCACCTCCTTTGCACCATCGTCAAAGCTAACGGCAAAGCCCATAGCTTGCGAGTAGGCGAGCATCACCTCTAAGCACCAGGACTTGCCCGACCCTGTATTGCCTGCGATGTAGATGCCACGGTTGAGGTCGCCCGCCTGCTCCTGACCCGTCAATGGATTCAGCGCCCTCATCGTCTCGTCTCCGTGACACCACTTGATGAAGTTGGTGTAAGCAAATCTATTCTCATCGTCAATGATGAACTTTGGATTGCGAGACTTGCCGATAGCCTCCACCACCTGCAAAGCATGGTCAAGGTCGTAGTTGTATTTGTACCTGCAAAAGCCACCGAAGCCGCCGCGCTCCTTGATGTAGTTAAGTATGCTCGCTATGCTCGTTTGAGTGCCATTCATCGCCATTCGTCGTTTACGTTGTTGTTGGCCGTGGTGCGCGCACCGCCATTACCCTTGCCACCCTTATGCCAATTTCGCACAGCTGCTTGCCAATCCTTCATTTTGTTCTTCCCGACAAACCAACCTTTGGATGTGTAGAAGTCGATGAAGCGCTCAGCGTCGATGTTGTACTCCTTTTCGGCACAATAGGCTTTCACCTCTTCCAAGGTGGGTGGGCAAAACCGCTTTGCGGTCTTTGCACCCTCCTCTTCTTCTATTTCCTTTCCTTTTGTTTCCTTTCCTTTTGTTTCCTTTCCTTTACTTTCCTTTTCTTTGGATAGCTCTTGCAATGCAATTGCATCATCTTTGCTTTGCACTTGCACCTCTTGCTGACGCTGCTTCCACCTTGATGCAGCGGCGGTCTTTCTCTTGTCGGAAACCTCTTTGCGCCTATCAAGCCGCGCAATCACTGACTTTGACCAAAAGTGGCGGGCATCCAGCTTGAAGAGGTCAAAATCCTTGACCACGCTCTCAACCAACTTGCAGTCCACGTGCAATGCAAATGCAATGCTTTTGCATGCCTTGTGAGGGAGCTTGCCTCCCTGCTCGTATAGTTGCTCTATGACGCACCAAAAGACGCCGACACCTGCAACACCATGCTCCAAAAGCACCTCTTGCAACTTAGGGTCATTGCGTGCGTTGTAGTCGTGCTGAAAGTAGTATGTATCTTTCATCGCCTTTGGAGTTACCCTGCGCACTCTATGACGTCAATAATCTTGGTCTCCTCCACCTGCTCAATGACATAGTCAGATAGCGATGTCTCCATAAAGGCATCCACTGCCTGGTGCGCCGTGGTCACGGACACCGCTTTGACCAGGAAGAGGTGTGCGGTCTTCTTCTCCTTGCCGCTCTTCTCGTCGATGGTCAGGAAGCTCAGCTTACACTTAAACCACTTGTCTGCATCTGCTTCGTTGGAAGCAAACACCTCCTTGTAGTTCTTGCGTGCCATGGCTACCACATCTACGCCACCCGTGGCGTACTGCACGACCTCCTCCATCGCCACGCGCTCTGCAGTGGCAAACGAATTAGCCTTCACCAGGAACACTTCTGAACCTGACTTGATTGCCCCGTTGTCTGCTACGCGCTCCATGCGCGCTTTTACTTGATACCAATTCATGATAGTCATGATAGTTGTCTTTTATAGTGATACACTGAATATTAAAATGGAGACTTGTCAAAGTCCATGGTCAATCCAGCTTCCGCGATGACCACGGTCTTTCCGGTCAGCTCCTTAATGCTATGCTGAAAGTCCTTTGCATGGCTGTTGGTTGGTGACAGGTGTATAAGCACGATGTTGTTTACCGCTGACAGGTCGTTTGCAAGCAAGACCTCCTTGCACGTCTCAAGGCTCATGTGGCTCTTGATTGTGCGGTTGTACTGCGCTTTTGACACCACGCCCGCCGCAACATTATCCTCCAAGATGTCGTGCCGGTAGTTGCACTCAATCAGGATGTTTGACAGCCCTGCAAACTTGTATTTTAGGTAGTACGTATCAGTCGCGAAGAGCGTTGTGCCTATCTCCTTGTGGTGAATTAGATACCCGAGAGGCTCGGCGGCGTCATGCTGCACATCAAATCCCTGTATCGTAAAGCCACCAAGGCGGTAGGACTTCATCGGCTGGATGGTCGTCACAAGGTGATTATCCTCCAGCCCCAGGGCTTTTGCTGTGCCTGCTGACATGTAGCAAGGGATGCAAGCTTCAAGCACCTTTACACAACCCTTGACGTGGTCGCCATGCTCGTGAGAGATTATGCACCCTTTCACGCGGCGAACGTCAAAGTCCCGAACTTTTGTGATGCTCTTGTAGCTCAATCCACATTCCACAAGCAAGCTCTCCTGACCATTGTCAAGCAGATAGCAGTTGCCCGCCGAGCTGCTCCCGAGTATCGTTAATTTCATCTTACGTGAAGCATGTTTTTAGCAACTTCAAAATTGTGCTGCTCAATCTCAGCATCCTCTTCGTAGTGCGTTGCGTGCTTTTGCCACTCCCCGTAGCAGTAGGGGCAAAACGCCTGGTTAAGCACCGCGATGTAGTATGCTGTGTAGGCTGCACGATTGCATGAATCACAGACCCCAACACCGCCAAACGCCTCGACTGATTCGGGCAGGCTCATTTCAATGACCTTGAAGCCCTTTGCGTTGTCAATTACTTGTGCCATAATTAGAAGCCTGGTAGTGTATCTGTTGGGGTATCTGTTGGGGCGACTGTTGGCTCTTCCCCGATGATTTCGCCCGTCTGTGCATCAACGGTTGCAGGCACTTCGTCCCCAAGGTCTATTTGGATGGTCGTCTGATTGGCGTTAGCTTCCTTTTCAGCTGCAACCTGCTCCTTGACATCCTTGACCTCCTCGTACTCCGTGTAGACGTCCTGCTGTTCGTCAATGGTCTTCATGCCAAGGGAAAGCTCCGGTGCGTATGTGCGCGTCCACCAAGATGCGGCGCGATACCTCAACATCTGCTCTGCCATTGTCTGCCATTTGCTTCCAGCTTTGGTGTACCACCCCTCTTGGATGGCGAGACGAATCGACACGGGGGCGCTTTCAAGTACCTGGTCTGACCCATTGGCGGTAGTGTAGGCAACGCACTCAATGTCCATTATCTTCTTGCCGTCAAATTGCTTCTTAACAGCTCTCTTGCTCCCCCCTTGGTACTCGTAGTCGGTGTACTCTACCATGCCAAGCATGCCTTTCTCCGTGAGGCGGTACTTTAATGGAGCGAAGCGCCCGCACCCATTGACCGTGCCGATTAAAAAGGTTGCTGACCAAGATGGCTTACCATATATCGGCACCATGTTCTGCATCACCATCAGTGGGCTGGCGCCGATGCGATTTGCCACCTCAATAGCTATCATGCAGTTGGCAACAGCCTTCTCCATGGGATTCTTTTCGCTTGCCTTGTACATGTCAGGCACAAGCTCCGATGATGCGAAGAGCTTGCACACGCGCTGCATGATTTCAAACTGCGCCGGGTCAAAGAAATTGACCACCTGTGGCTGTGCCTGTGCCACGTTGATTGCTCCCACGGCGGGGGTCGCTTTCACTAATTCATTCATATCTGTATCTGTTTAGTTGAGTTGATTTGCGTAGTTGCGATAGGTCATACGTACCTCTTCAAGGGCGGTGATAGCGTCCTTTCGGAGCGAATCCACGGGCATAAGAGGGATGCCATCAATGGAGATATGGATTTTACCTCTGAACTCTTGCAGTTGGATGCGCTCTGCCGATTCATGCACCAGGCTTGCGGTCTCCGCCTTTTCCTTGGCTTCTCGTCGCTCCTTGAACCACCCTGCAACTGCCTGGATGGCGTTGCTGATGGCGCTCTGAATAGATGTCAGCACCGTATGCGCGGTCTGAATGGTCATTGTGTACTTCATTTTCGTAGTCGTTATACGTTACTTTCCTTTCGTGACGACAAGCTTCTTGTCGTCTGTTACCTTTAGGTTGATTATTTGGCTATCCGTTGGGATGATTTCGGTGATACTCTCGCGGTTGTCTATGAAGATTGGCGCGGTAACTCCGTAGAATCTACACAGCGCGTTGATGATGTCAAGCCCTGCATTGACCTTGGCGGCAGTATTTGTCGTACCCACAGGAACGCCATTGATTAGAGGGATGCAGCACTCGATGGGGTTCTCTTTTTTAGCGTCCTCAATCGTGTAGTCAAAGAGCTGGAACGTGACCATAGTGAAGAGGTTGTTGATGCGCTTCTCGCACTCGTCAATCTTGGCTTTCGTGAATTGCTGCATCGTGTACTCCTCGCGCTCTGCTTCCGCAAGCTGGTGCGCAAGATTTCGCCCCTCTTCTTCCAGCTCCTTGATGCTCCTTTCAAGCTCCTCAATTCGCTTGCGGTCTGTCAGCTTATCTTTGATTTCATCGCGCTTGGCGGTCAGCGCTCTCTTCTCCTCTTGATAGGCGCTGGTGTCTTCGCTCTCGATGCCGTCATCAAGCGTTGCTTCAAGCTCTGCGATTTGCGCCGTGAGGTCATTATACTCCTTGATGTCTTCGGGCTTAACCTCTTCGGGCTTGACCTCCGACACACAGGCAAGGCGCGCTTTCAGCTTCTCCAGCCACGAAGATTGACGGGCAATGCCCTCGTTGGCGTGTGGAATGTCCTCATGCACCTCCACAATGCACGCGTCGATTCGTGCAACCTCCTCCTTGATGCTCTTCCCTCGCTCCGTTATCTTAGCCAGGGCGTCCGCTTTATGCTTGTCAAAGTGAGCCTTTGCCGATGCTTGCATTTCTGCGGGGAGTTCCTGCCCGCAACAAGAGCATGTTGTCTCTCCGTTGTAGGCGCTTGCATTGACCTTGTACCACTCCTCGCGAAGCTCATCTGCTTGCTTCGTCAGCTCTTTCTTGCGTGCTTCAAGGCGTGCAATCTCCCTGGTTGCTGCATCAATATCTGCCTGGTAGCCCTGCATTTCACGCTGCGCCATTCTCTCCGCCTCCTGCAAATCACGAAGCTCCACATTTACCCTATATGCATACTCTCTCGCCTCGTTCTTTGCGTCAAAGATGACCTGCCGACGCTTCGATTTTAAGTCGTTTATCTTATCCTGGCGAGCCTGCACCTCTTCGTACTGCTTTCGCGAGCGTTCGGCAACGCTTGCCAACGCGCCATCCACCTGGACAAGTGCGTTATCAACGCTCTTCATTTCGGCTTCAAGGGCGGAAAAGTCCTGCTTTTCGGGCATCAGCTTATACGTTTGGTCAATGCGAGGTTGCACCTCGTCAAGCTGTGACTTTATAAGACGCTTGCGCGCTGCAAGCTCCCTCTTAAAGTCCGCCATTGGCTTGCCCGCCAGCCTGTCAAGGAAAGCGGCAAATTCAGGCTTCCACATGGCAACCTCGCTATCCTCCACAGCACCCGCCATCTGAAAGAGCTGTTCACGCTGGTCTTTCCAGGGCATTGAAAGGAAGTAAGCAGGATTGGTGAGCATCTTGAACAAGGTGTCGTCAATGATGTCCTTGACGCGCTTTGCGTACTCTGTGACACTGACGGGGGCATTATTCCAAAAGCACACGGTCTTGTTGCCCTTGAATACCTCTTCCGTTGCTCCTCGTGGCTTCACCCACTCCTCCTCAAAGTTGCGTATCAGCTTTACCTCCTCCCCGTCAACCTCAAATACACCTCTCACGCCACAGATGGAGCGACCCTTTGTGTCTCCTTTTCTGATACTCTTGATATTGTAGTCTTTTCGGTCTTGGCTGTCCTTACCGAATAGCAGCCATGTAAAGGCATCAAAGTGGCGGCTTTTGCCAAGCCCATTCGCTCCTGCTATCGTGGTGCATACAGGGTCAAATTCTGTCGGCGTAGCATCTGAGCCTCTCCAATTTACAAGAGTTAGCTCCTTTAGAATTATTCGCTTCATTTCTCGTTGTTGTTAGTCGTTCACTTGGAAGTAGGAGCAGAAGCGGTCTATCTGCCACTCACGGACGAAGTCCATTGCCTCCTGCATCGTATAAGCCTCCGTGACAGCCTCCGACTCCATGCGTCCATGCTTGTTTACTCTGACAAGCAGACGTCCGTCATCCTTGGTCATTATCATTGCCTCGTGGGCTTCTGTTGGCTGAGCAAAGCGATACTTGTTGCCTTCCCAAATGTCCCACTCAAGCGGCTTGAGGCTATTTGCTATATCTTCTCTCGTCATAGTTAGTCAAGATTAAAATCACTGCACGCGTCATCCACCTGTATCTCGCGAGCCTTTGCCTTGGCTTCATCCATGGTCAAGCCCTTGTACTTTCCCTCTACCTGGTCATCAAGCCAGCAGCGGATAACAAGCAAGACCGTGCCATCGCCCTTCTCCTTGATTAGAGCTTCGTGAGTGCCAATTGTTGCTGAGATAATAGGATTGCCGCTGTCGTCCTCATCATCCATCCATTCAGGCATCTTTAGTGCCTTTTCTATGTCTTCTCGTGTCATATCTCGTTGTGTTTTGTAGTGTGCGCCACGCCGTCCCAGGCGCGGAAGGTATCGCGTGCGGCAAGCCGCCAGCGCGGCGCACTCGTGGTTAGTTCTGTTAGTTCTGTTTGTAGCGTTCGCTCTTGAGCCTGTCGATGTCGTATATAGCTGCCACCCAACACCCTATGAATACGTGGTCAATGGCATCCTGCGCGGCAATGCTTAGTGACACCTCCTTTGCTATCTGCCGCAGCTCATTGATAAGCTCGGTATAATCCTTTGTATTTGCGTTAAAGCTGAGATTTTCAGCCTCTTGGCAATACTGAAGCGCCACAGAGAAGTTCCAATCACTTCCATATTCTATGGCATTCACAATAGCCCAAACGGCACGCCCACGGAAGTAGTCGATACGAAAGGTGACAAGCAAATTGTTGCACCATGCCGTCAGCACCTCTTTTTGCTCTTTGGTCATAGCTGTGTGTATTAGTTGTCTTGCTTCTGTTGCTCTTTCTGTTGGCGGTAGATATATGTACGCAGATCTTCGTTCTCTCTCTCGGTGCTCCTGAGTTGCTCGTAGAGATAGTAGTTGTAGCTGGCCATACTATCTCGCAGGTCGTCCTTGGACTTGCGGAGCTTATTCAGCTCCTTTCGTTCGCTCCACAGCGTGAGCGTCGCCGCTATTGACCATACGAGTAGCCCACCGCAAGCGATGATGAGCAGGTCGGTGATGTTGTCTGTTGTCATTTTTACATGTAGTTTATAGTTGTTGTTACCGCACCATTTCTGTTGGGCAAACAAGAGCGTCGCCAACTATGCAGTCGTGCGCCAAAATTGCCTGATGCTCTCTTGCGATGCGAGTTGCCGACATATTGATTGTCGTGCCGATTTTGCCCTTCGCCTCCTCGTTGATTACCATCACGCTTCCGTTTCCAAGGTGCACCAACTCAATGTAGCCACCAACGATGCCCTGAAGCTCGCGAAGGGTGAAGTCTGTGCCGTTCTGCGGGAAGACGCGGGCAACGCGCCCTGATTCCTTGTAGATTTTAGCTTCCATAGTTCTATGTTTTCATTAGTTGTAAGGCGAGGTCTGCATCGACGGTTATCATTCGTCCCGTCTGTGATATTGCTTGGTCTATCTTCCCACTCGCTTTAATTCTGTTTGCCGTGGTCATAGAGCAGTTAAAGAGCTGCGCAATACCTGCGATGCCGTAAACCAGCCTTTTGTTTGTTACTTTTTCTTCTTCGTTACCTGATAGCCTTTTCATCACGCTGTACAGGACTTCGGCGAACTCCCCAGCGGTCATGTCTATCACTCTTTTTTCGGTGTCCATCAAGCTCCCCAAACGTTTGTTATGCCGAACTCTCCAAACACCTCTTCAATGGCGCGGGCTTCTGACACCTTCGGCTCAACCACACCATTGAGGCGGGCATACCAGCTTGCACGGGTCGTCAGTCCAAGAGCTTGCATAATTCGCTCGCGCACCTCCTTGGCATCCTTTCGCTTCACTTGAGAGAAGCCCGCCTTAAATCCAAAATCATTCATATCTCTTCCTTTCTTGTATTCATCTTTCGGCGAAAAGTTGTACATTCGCACGTTACACTTGTATCGCTTTCGCTTGTCTTTTCATCTTGCGTTGCTTTACATCTGCAAAGGTACGAAAGATTTCGTGAAATGCAAACGTTACAACGAAATTATTCGCGAAATCTATGATCATAAAACTACAAGGTGCTACTAACATACTCATAATGAACGGAATGGAAACAAGAGAAATCAGGGAAAGATTTGGACTTTCACAAGAAAGATTCGCCAAACTGCTTGGCGTCACGACCAGGACGGTGCAAAATTGGGAAGCAGGCGGGACTATCCCACAGACCAAACAGGCAATTTTGCACGAAATGTCGGTAAATCCACAGCTCTACTTTGGTGGCGAGCAGAGCAACGTAAACGGCACGAACACAACCACCACAAACAACCACACGACCAACAACTACGGAGAGTGCGAAGGATGCACAGACAACGGCATTGTTGGCAAGCTAATTGACGAAATCGCGGAGCAACGCAAGCTCTTCGCGAAATCACAAGAGCAGTTCGCAAAGTCTCAAGAGCAGATTGACCGCTTGCTCGGCATCATCGAGAAGCAAGCCTAACGCGCGCGCACGTACATATACACACAGAAGGAAAGATGAAGACAACAGCAATCAAGGTCGCCGACTACTACGGCATTGCCACCTACTACTCTGTGATGCCACGCGCCATCTTTGATGCGCTGGAAGCATCGGCGCTCAAAGGCGAAGAGTTCGCCGAAGTAGACAGCACCCTACTTAACGAAATGCACGAAGCATACACGCAAAAGATGAAGAGGTCATGAAGAAGTCAATCAATCCACAGGTCATGGAGATACAGCGCCGCTTCTTTGAGGCGGTAGACCTGGCAAAGGCAATGGGTAAGACATCAGGGCTGAAAGCCTTTTGCGAGGAACATAGCCTTAACAGAGTGAAGTACTACCGAATCAAAGGCGACCTATCCAAACCCATTGAGGAAATGCACTACAAGTCCATAGACATTGACGCGCTTCTGTATGTGTGCCGTGACTTTGGTGTGTCTCCCGCGTGGCTCTTGCTTGGTCGTGGTACATTAGACATAAGGTAGATATGTTCATCAAACGAAGCATCAAATTCAACCTGCACAAGCGCAAGGCAACCGACACCAAAGACCTTGCCATAAGGATGCGTGTGACGCTCCGAGGGGAGCGCCCGTTTGACTTTCCAATCGGTCGCAAAATAGACTTAGACCAATGGGACGCCAAGGCTGAGCGCGCTATTGCGGGCACGAGGGAAGCGGCTGAAATCAACCGCACCATAGAAGAGTATAAGGCACAGATAAACGAAGTCTTTGCACGTTATGAACTCCTGGAGAAGCGTGTGCCAACGCCACAAGAGGTCAAAGACCTCTTCAACGATATGGTGGGACGCGCGTCACTCCTGGACGATGACGGCAAAATAGACCTTTGGGGGGTCATTGATTTGTTCATGTCACAAGTCGGGGAGAAGAATCAGTGGACACCGTCGACATATCAGAAGTTCAGGACGCTCCGCCACCATCTGAAATCATTTGACCCTGCATTATCCTTTGAGACACTCACAGAAGGGAAGCTGCAAGACCTCATTGCCTACTACCAAAGGAAAGACCAGCGCAACACAACCATATCGCGCCACCTCTCCTTTCTTAGGTGGTTGCTTCGGTGGTCGTCTCAAAAAGGCTACTACCATGGCGACCTGCACAACACCTTTAAGCCTAAACTAAAGGGGATTTCCGTTGATTCCAAGGAAATTATCTACCTCTCACAAGAGGAGATAAAGCAGCTTCAAGATTTCCAATTCCAACCGATGCAAGAGGCTCTTGAACGCGTGCGCGATGTCTTCCTCTTTCAGTGTTTCACGGGGCTTCGCTACTCCGACGTAGCCAAGCTCAGACGCTCCGACATCAAGAAGGGCGTTGTCCACGTTGTGACTAAGAAGACTATCGACGGGCTTAGAATCGAGCTAAACAAGCATTCGCAAGCTATCCTTGACAAGTATAGCGGGTGCGTATTCCCTGGAGATATGGCGCTGCCAATTATCTCCAACGTACACATGAACCTGCATCTTAAAACGCTTGGTCAGGTGGTAGGGCTGGACGAACCTACGCGTATCGTCTATTTCAAGGGTAACACGCGCTATGAAGAGGTCTACCCCAAGTGGCATCTGCTGACCACCCACGTTGCACGGCGCACGTTCGTCGTCATGGCATTGCAACTTGGTATCCCTGTGGAGGTCATCATGCGTTGGACGGGTCACTCCAACTTTAACGCGATGAAGCCCTATGCGAAGATTGTGGACGAACTCAAAGAGCGGTCAATGACCAAGTTTGACGAGCTATGATGTGCGATGTACACGACTTTCGGCACTGACAACGCTGTACACGAAATGTACACGAGTATAGCGTATCACTTTGGTTCTTCGTGGCACTACGTGGTATTGTTATTTTAGACAAGGCACGCAAATGAAAGGCTTTGAAAGTACACGGCATCAAGGTCGCACTACCTCTCTCTCCGCTGAAAAAGAAAGGGTGCAAATCACTAATGATTTGCACCCTTTTGCTATATACCCCAGCGGAGAATATCATTCTAACCAACCTTACTACCCAAAGAAGCTCTTCTATCATTCATCATCATTCCCTTCAAACTAATAAGAGCCTTTACGACAACCATCCTCATAGCTCTCTACCTCTTACTCAATAATAGCAATACCTGAGGTGATCTGAGTACAACCCCTTCCCACAGCTCTAGAGGGAGCATGTTATGCTGAGGAAAGAGGCAGATTCTTAG